TCATGCCCATATCCCCACGCTGACCTTGCGGACCAGGCCGCGCTTCGCCAAGCGCTTCATCGCCGACAGGCCGTCGGTGGAGGCGTAGTGGTAGCACGCGAGTTTCGACGGGCCGACGCCCTTCGCGCACTTGGTACCGCGAGCCAGGTGGACGATGACCCCGGCTTCAACCGAGCGGATCTGCCCTTTCTCGTTGATCGTGTCGAGAATCAGCCGCTGTGCCTGGGTCAGCCGCCCGCCAGCGGTCGAGGTTCGGCGCGCCTCCTCCATCGAGACCTCGCGGCCATCGAGGGTGATCTGGGACTCACCCGCCATCAACCATCGCCACCTTCCGCGCCGCCGCTCAAGGACATGACCCACCGCTCGCGAGGATGAAGCGAGACGTGGGTGAACCGGATGCCCTTGAAGTTGATGTTCTGGATCGGTCGCTCCGACGCCTCGCAGCCGGGGACGGGACAGGCGATCATCTCCAGCACCTGGGGGTCCGGCTTGTCAGTCCGCATGTCGAACACCCAGCCCACGTCGTGGCAAAGCGTGCAGTCAGACATCGCTCATCGCGTCCTTCCGCGCTGCGGTATCGGAGCGCTCCAAGAATGCATCGAGCGCACCGGCTGATTTCTTCTCGCTGCCAGGGAAAAGGTGGCCATAGCGGTCGATGGTGATCGCGATCGTCGAGTGGCCCATGTAGGTGGAGAGCAGCTTCGGGTTGAAGCCCTCTGGGGACTCGGCCATCGCCGCGATCATCAGCGAGGCGTAGGTGTGGCGGCAATCGTGGAAGGTGAGGCGGCGGAGCAGCACTGGCTCGCTGCCCTCCTCCGCGGCCTCGACGCGCCGGTCGTTCTCCGCCTTCCAGGCCGCCGTCGCTCGGCGCTGCACGGTGTCGGCACGGAAGGCGTTGTCGACGGCGCGGCCGAAGAGGAGGCCGCGGGTCGGCGCGCCGGCAAGCCGGTGGTCGAGGAGGTGCTGGCGCAGCACTCCGGCCACCGGCACGGTTCGCACCCCAGCCGCCGACTTCGGCCGGACCTTGCCCTCAATGCGATCCCAGTTGAACTCGACGTTGATCACCCCGGTGGCGAGGTCGACGTCATTGACATCGAGCGCCTGGATCTCACCGATGCGTAGCCCGCCATACATCGCGATCGCCCAAATCGCCCGCTCAGGCTCGGGAACCGCGGCGATGAGCACAGCCGCTTCCTCCGGCGGAGCGATCCGCAGGCGCTTGCCGCGCACCGCCGGCAGCTCGAGGTCGGTCATCGGCGACGTGGCGAGGTCTTCAAGCCGGATCAGTCGCCGGTAGAGAACCCGCAGCGGAAGCATGACGTTGTGCACCGTGCTGGCTTCCTTGCCGTCTCGAACCAGGCGACCGACCAGACGCTGGACATCGGCACCGCGAATGTCACCCGGCTTCGCCGAGCCGAAGAGGGGCAGGATGTGGTTGCGCGCGTCCCGCTCGTACTCCCGGATGACACCGGGCTTGTAGGTCTCGCCGGACCGGTTGCGGACGATGCCGGCGCGCATGTCGGCGAAGAGCTCGTCGAAGGCGACGCGCAGAGTGACCTGGCGCCCGGGCCGGAAGGAGCCGCGACGGATCTCCAGCTTCTTCTCAGCGAGCCAGTCTTCGGCTTCGCCGATGCGCGGGAAGGTCTTGGTGGCGCCGCGCCGACCCGTGCCCGGCGCCCATGCCTGGGCCTGATAGGTCGGGAGGCAGGTACAGCGCTCGCCGCCATTCTTCTTGCTGCAGGTGCGGGCGTGTCGCGGCGTGATACCCTTCGGCACGGTTTCACCTCCTGTCGTCGGGGTCTCCGCGACGGTAGCCGTCATACGCGGACCCCCAACTCCATCTCCGCCGCACTTTCCGCCCATTTCTCCAGCTCACGGACCGGGAACAGGGCGAGCGTGCCGCTATGGACGACGCGAAGGTGCGGGCGGACGTGGCGGTCGAAGTGGTCGACTGACATCCCGCAGGCAGCGGCAGCCTCGGGGCGAGTGAGCGTGATGCGGGGGATGGGGCGATCGCCACGCGGTCTAACCATCCATCGATCTCCCGCGGCATTCGAAGCAGCGACCGCCGTTGCTCGCTGGCGCATTCTCACATTCGGGGCAGAGCCTCTCCTTGATCTGACGTGCCGATGCCGAGCGGTAGCCGCAGCCTGTGACGAGAGGCTCGATCGGCCAGCGGCCACCATCGGGATCGCCGATGATTCGCGCCGGGAAGATACGGCCGCGGATGTCAACGCTGACTGGCATGCCCACGCATAGAGAGCTGGGCTTCACCGCCCCTCACCGCCCTTCCCTTTGGCTGCCTGCTCGTATTCAGCCTCGAACTGCGCAGGTACGGGGTAGGTGGTCAGGCTGCCGTCGACCTCGCGGACGATCGTGTAGCCGATTGCAGCGAAGACCGTGGCGCGGGTGGGCGACTCGATGTGGATGTCGCCATTCAGGACTCCTCGGCCAGCCGATCGGATCTGCTCGTCGTCGCGAAGGAACTCCAGCGGGAAGCCGCCCGTGTAGTGCAGGACCTCGACTACGGGCACCCGTTTGCGGTAGCTGCCGATCATGCTCTCGGCTCTCTCAGCCACGATCCGCCACCTTCACCTTCGTGGCCTCGAAACCGCACTGACGACAGAGCAGGCGAAGGCAGCCGTCTTGGTAGATCGCGGTGTTGCCGGCCTCGGGATGGCTGGTGCAGCCGAGATGGACCGGCGCACCGCCGGCGGAGATCGTCAGGCGATCAAGGGCCGAGCGGGTCAGAGGCTCAGCCACGATCCACCTCTGGTGTAGAAGGACCGTGGATCAGCTCGTAGGCGAGCCAGGAGCCGCAGGGGTCGCCGTCGTCCAGCTCGCCGATCCGAGACTCGGGAAAGTCGTGCCCTTCGTGACAGCCGGGGCACCAGCATTCGGGACAGACGCCGGCGCAGGTCGAGTTCTCGTGGCCTTCGGGCGCGTCGCCGCCACCGTAGCCTTCACACACCGGGCAGATGCGCCGCTCCTTGGCCTCCTCCAAGCCGACCGCCAACACAAGAGCTGCCGGGGTCTCTGGTGTAGAGGCGGCCTGTAGGGCTGAGGGCTCGGGGATCGCCTGACCGCAGGTAGGGCAGGATTCAACGAGGCGAAAGTCGTGGCCCTCGGCTTCGCCCTGGGTGAGAACGTCTCGAAGGGCGTCCTCGACCACCTGGTAGGGCAGCGAGATCACTTCGCCGTCCGAGCCTTCCACGATCTGCTTGGTCAACTCATGGATCACCTCGTCGCTCAGCAGCCGATCAGAGAAGTGCTTGTAGATCGATGGGAGAGCAGCGCGGAGCGACAAAGCGATCTCCTCATCGCGAAGCATGAAGTCCTCGATTGGCATCGCTTGGCGAAATGCTTTGACCGCGCCCTCCGGCACCTCTACCTGCTTACTCATGGTCGGTCTCGTTTCCGGCTTCGTGGCGGAAGAGCACGCAGAGGTCGCAGTCGGGGGTTGAGCCGTTCGGTTTGTGGCACCCAGAGCAGGTGGTGAACTCATCCTCGTCCTCGGGCGCCGGGATGTAGCGGCACGTTTCCCGGTAGTCGCTGCCATACGCTGGGTCGAGAATCCAGGGTTGCTGGTCTGGGTACTTCCGGGCGAAAATGATCTCGGCAGGCCATTCCCCCTGCTTACTCATTGGTGTGTGGCTCCCGCGAAAGGAACCCAGCCGGCTGAGCCGCTCTCCTGGCTCATTGCTTCAGCGTCGGGGTTCTCGGTCAAGGCGGTCGCGCCAGCCCAGAGCCGATCTTCAAGCTCCTCGTTGCGGAGCGGAACGTCCCCTAGTGCAAGGCCAGAGGGACCACCTGCGGTGAGGGTGCAGCGCCAGCCAGCAGGGCCAAGCTCGTACAGAACCTCGGTCGATCCGAGGGTAGCCGTGGCAATGAAGTGCGGCCATTCCTCTAGGTAGGCGGGGTCGAAGCAAACCTCGACGCGCGTCTCACTCGCCATCGCCCTGCACCTCCTTAGAAGAAGCAGGAAAGGCTTGGTCGAGCGCGGCGTTGAAGTCCTCCAACGCGACGACTTGCACGACTTCTTCAAGTACTTCACGACCCCCGGCCAGGTCACCGAAGTTGATGCAGTTGCCCGGCCCTACTGACCCCTGCCGTGCTTTCTCCATCGCGTCGAGCAGCCGCGTGCGGGCCTCGTCAATCGAGAGACCGGCAGCGAGTTCGGCTTTGAGCTTCGAGATCTGAGCTTCAAAGCTCCCGACGGCGACCGTGGCCACTCCACTTGCGATTGCCTCGTCGCCGTCTCGCACCTCCTTGGAGGTATCGGTAGCGGGGGCCTGGACCATCCAGACGGTGCGGCCCTCGAAGTACTGGTGGGCGATCTTGACCCGGTCCCAGAGCCTGTAGGAAGGAGAGGCTGCGGAGAGGACTTTGCCGTCTGGCTCACTGCCCTTCGCGATACCTAGCAGAGCCTCCTCAGCGGCGAGCAGGTGGAGCTCGGGGATCACGGCGATGTTCTCCTCCACCGCCGGGCCGTCGAGGACGCGTGCGCCGTCGCCGCCAGGGCCTATCAGCCAATTCCGCTCCTCCTCCCCCTGCTCCCCGGAGGGATGGGGAACGGGCTTCTTGCCGGTGCCGTTGCAACGAGGACACGGTTCGGAGATCCCGGCGCGGCCCACGAAGAAGCGGCGGCCGGTTCCTTCGCACGGCTTGCACTGCTCGACGCTCTCCTCCCCGGAGGGATCGAGGGTGGCGAGGGAGCGGCAGTGAGCAGCGGCCTCGTCGTAGGCGTTGAGCGCTCCGCGTTCCTCGTCGCTACGAAGGCTCAACGCCAGCAAGTCCTCGGATCGCTGCGAGAACTCAGCCGCCACCTCCTCTAGTACCTCTTGGCGGGCCTGGTCGCGTTGGGCTTCGAGGTGAGCGGGAACGTTCGACCAGATGTAGGCAGCGATCGACTCCGGGGAATCGCCCTTGCTCACCGCCTCACAGGCGCGGTCGATGACGCCGCGTAGGTCGTCCAGCCGCTCCACCCCCTCAGCCACGATCGGCCTCCAGGGTGTCTAGGGCGGCTTCGATTGCCTCTTTCGCCCAGTCTTCGGCGGTGTCGTGTTCGCTGCCAGGCAGCCGACCCCCGGCCGCCCGCATCGCCTTATCGCTCAGCAGCGCCTCCTTAAGCCGCTGACGCTCCGACTGGGCGGCGTCCTCTTCGGCGATGGTGAGCGCGGCGCGGATCATGATGCCGAGATTGCTCTCGGGGTCGACCAAACTGAGCGCCCCTGGCAAGTCGCCGCTTCGGAATAGCCGCTGACGCTCCTGGTCGGCTCCCTGTTTGTGGAGGAAGGGGCAGCGGCTTGGAGGGCATTTAGCAGCCAGCCGTCCCGCTCGACCCCCTCGGCGGCTTCCATCGCCTCGCTCGGGATGAACTGCTTGCAGGTGCAGTCCCGGTCGTACTCGCACGCGCCGCTCCCCCGTGCTCCAGGCAAATCGCCGTGCCACTTCGCCGGATGCCCGCAAGCGCAAAGCCGTGCCTCCTCCGGTACCTCAGCGGACTGTGTAGGGCTAGCCACGTGTCGCCTTCTTTGCCGCTCTTACAGCCATACACCGAAACGGGTAGCCCCCGTGGCCTTCACTCTTCGCCGGGACCTCGATCCAGAACCAGTTGAACCAAGGGATCCACTGCTCCTTGTCTTGGTAGACGTCATAGGGCTTGGTGGGGCTATTGGGCATTGGAGTCTCCTTTTAGGGCGGCGCCTTCAATTTCGGCGAATTCCTGACACTCGCCAAGGTCGATGCACTCGGCGCGGCGAAAGCCGACTCGGCGCATCAGGAAGTCGACATCACTCGGCTGGGTGCCGCACCGATGGCAGTTGTCTCGGCCGTCCCAGAACCACTGGCCGATGCTGAGGTAGTGCGAGGCGGCCCAGCGCAGTTTGCTCGCCCAGCGCCAGGCCGCTACGCCTTCACTGTCAGCACCAACGCCGAGACCGCGCCTGAGCCACACAGGAACATCAGCGGGTGACTTGGGGGCATGCCAGATCGCCAACTCGATCCGGCGCTTCCGCTCGGCGACCCAGCGGGACAGGCGAACCTTTAGCGGCGGCTCTCCTGCCTGCCCGCTCCCGCCGCATTTGGGGCAGGCCCGATACATCGCGTACAGCTCGTTGCCCGTGCCGTTGCAGTGGCCGCAGAGCGTCCACCCGGCTCGTTCGTTGGCCGCTCTTACCTGCTGGTCCCGCCAAACGCCAGCGTTCATTTGGCCTCCCCTCCTTTCAGGGCGGCTGCCTTCTCACGTTCGGCGTCTTCGAGTTGCTTGTAGCCCTCTTGGACGATCGACTGCTTCAGGTCTTTCGGGGCTTGTAGGAGCGCGACGCGGGCGTGGTCGATCATGTGCCGCTCGTTCTCGGTCAGCGCGCCGTGGGTGCTGATGTTCAGGAGGGCCTCAACCTGCGTACGGACCCAAGGCTCCAGCACTGAGGGCTCTGAAGGAACAGCAGCGGGTAGGGCTTGGGGGGCGGGGACGTAGCGGCGGACCTCGATCTCGCCGTCGGTGTCCGGCCCACGCACGTAGGTGCCAAGGACCGGGTGCTTGTGAATCGTCCATTTCTCCGGCCAGTCCTCCTCGTCTCCTCCCTCTCCCCGGCGGGTCTGCTCCGACTCCAAGCCGGGGTACTGAGCCGAGCTGAGCTTGCCGAGGTTTGTGTCCTCGAAGCCCTCTCCCGGAGTAGAGGCCGGATCGCAGTCGGGGCAGGGGCCTAGATCGGCCTCGAACTTCTCTTCGGTGACGGGCGCTCGCCGTGTTTCGGTAAGGCGCTTGCTTCCGCCACACCGCTTGCACTGCTCCTGCCCTCCCTGGGACTGGGTGGGGGCTGAGTGCTTGACGGCGGGCATGTATGTCTCGCTCGGCCGTGGCGCGATCCAGAGTGGCTTCTCCTCCTGCCCTCCCTGAGAATCGGAGGGGGCCGGAAAGGAAGCATCGAAAACTGAACTCAGGTAGGAGGCCGCGAAGACGAACGGCTCGGGGTCGCTGCCGACTTGACGACAACCGGCGGCCCGCTCCTCGAATTCCGTGATCGCCTTTCGGACCACACCTTCAATCGCCTCGCGTTCCTGCAAGATCTCATAAGCGGTCCAGCGCGCACCCTCCAGCCGCTCCCGTAGCCTCGCTGCCTCTCCTGTTGAAGGCTGGGGCAACGGATCAGCGCTGAAGGTGTTGCTCGGCGCGTCTCGCCACTCGTTGAGGTGCTGGGCGAGCGTTTTCCCGTCAGCCAGAACGGCCTTGCGATCAGCGTCAACGATGATGCTCGGGTCGCGCAGAGCCTTAGCGAGTTCCGGGGGCAGACCATCCGTCGTCGTCTCCTCCCCCCGATGCTCCTGAGAGGCGAGGTTGCGGAGGAAGGCGGCGGCCTCGCGCTGGTTACCGGCAATGGCGATTTCCTTGCCCCGGATCTCATTCGCGTGAGCCATGACGTCGAGCGCCTCCGCAATCTCCTCCAGCTTGGCTCGATCCTCATCGCCCAGTACAAGGCTCGGTGTCTCTCGTCGCTCTGGAAGAGACCCACCATCAAGACCGCGGAAGTGCTCCGCTGCTTCTCGAAGTGCCTCTGCCTTGGGTTCTGCATTAGCCCATGCCTTTCTTGAGCGAGAAGGAGGGATGGCGAAGAGTGCCTCGGCTTGGCGCTCAAGCTCTTGGGCGACGGTCTCTGGGGAGAGGGTCGGGGTGCGGTCGCTCACTGCTTCTCCTTCGCTGTAGTGATCAAGGGCATGTCAGGCGGCCACCTTTTGCTCGGCTTCGAGGACAGGGGCGAGGAGGGCAGAGAGGATCGCGTGGGCGAGCAGGGGCGGGACCGCGTTGCCGATCTGAAGGAAGCGCTGGCTTTTCGTCCCCTGCACGGGATAGTCGGCGGGGAAGCTCTGAAGGGTCAGGGCCTCTTCCTCGGTGACCCGGATGGCGTCTTTCTGCTGACTCCCTGACTCCTCAGGGTCGTGGCGGCCAGGCTGACTGATCCGAGGGTCGCCGTTAACGCTGGTTGCCGGGCGCTCGCGGACCCATTGGTGGGTGCTCTTGGCGAGGCCGCCTGCGGTAAGCGTCGGCGCTGGCTCGCTCGTGGGTACAGGGGGTACAGGGGAGCCGTCGCTGTTTTGCTGGCGGCGGTCGTAGACCCAGTCCACCTTGTTGGATCGGGCACCGAAGTGGAGGGTTGGTGCCCGTTCGCTGGCCTCCCGCTCTGCCGCGTTCTCTCGGTTGCCGTTGCGGAACTTCCAGCGATCAGCATTAGTCGCAACGGTGAAAGCTGGCTCGTCCTCGCTGCGCTCACCGCACTCGCCTGTCGAGCCGTTTCTCTGGATGGCTTCGAGAACGCGCTTGCGAGAATCTGCGCCGGCGAAGACCTCAACCCCACCACCGCTCCCTGTGCCGCCGCCGCTGACCGTTGGCGCAGGCGAAGGCTCGACACCCTCAAGCCAGCCGAGCGCTTCAGCCATCGACACCCAAGGCAGCACCTCGCCCTCCATCGTCGCCTCATGGCGCTGGGGCTCCCCCTTCACGTAGCGCTGGTGAGTGGGCCTTGGCGGGTGTACCGGCCCCTCCCGGTCGGCCATGAGGATCGCGCGCTCTCGCGTCTGGGGAACTCCGTAGCGCTCCGCCTCCATGACGCCAGTCCAAGTGCTGTAGCCGAGGACGCCCAGGATTGCCGCGATCTCCGACCACAGGCCGAGCACCTCAGGGACCTGCTCGAGCGCCACGAAGCGAGGCTTGAGCGCGAAGACCCAGCGCAGCGGCTCAACCACCAGCAGCGACATCTCCGCTTCACGGAATCGCTTCTCGCGCAACTTCTGGCGTCGGGCGAGACGGGCCATGCGGATCGGTGAGGCTTCAGCTTGACTGCGCCTCCGAACCCGGCGCGGGGCGGGCCAAGCATCGACATCTCCGAGAGACGCCAGCGGCTCGAGGATCTCGTATGCCTCCTGGATCCTCTCGCCCCGGGTGTCGTTCCCGGCTGCGAGCTCGTGCATGCAGCGAACCACTACATCGGTGAGCAGTCGACCGGCGCCCTTACCCGCCGAGGAGTAGGTCGGACAAGGAGCCGAGGCAAGGATGAGCTCGCACGGCGCGAAGCCGTTCGGGTCGAGCTCGGCGACGTCCGCCTGGAGCGTCCGCAGGCCCGCCGCCTCCCTCGTCGCGCAGGCCGCGTCATCCCACTCGATACCGAGGGGCTCGACGCCGAGAGTGCTCAGGGCGAGATCCAAGCCCCCCGGGCCTGCGAAGAGGTCGATCGCCTCCACTACGCCTCCACCGCCCCAAAGCCCTCAAGCTCCTGCTGGGGCGGGCTCTCCAGCTTCAGCCGCTCATACATCGACTGGTGGCCGGGATTCATCAAGAGCCACCCATTCGTCGCCGCGCGTCTTGTCGAAGAACATCCAGTGCGATCTCTCGAGCTGGTCGTGCGCGGGAAGACGGAGGTGCAGCCATCGCCGCCGAGATAAATCGAGCCGCACGGTGAAGCCAACTGATCATTGGCCGTAGCGCTCCTCGGCCGCGAGCCGCGCTGCGTCAGGCGCAGTGATTGGTGCTCGCCGGCGCGCTTCGCGTAGGCAGCGAGCAGGTGCTCGATGCCCTCAAGGCGCGATTCGACCTCGGTCAGTCGGTCCTCGATGCTTGGGCCGGTCATTGGGCGTACACCTCGCGCATGGGCGTCGGCAGCGTGATGCTCGCGAACCGCACACCGGCAAATGCCTCGGTCCCGCGCACAGCTTCGCCGATGAGGCCGGCATAGCGGCGCTCGGCCCAAGCACTAATTCGGGTCGGAGCAGCGACGACCAGCAGCCCGTCGTCCTCGCCAACAAGCTCGATCGGATCGATCCAAAGGGTCATCGTGGACTCGGAAAGCACCGCACGAAGACGCTCCAGGGCGTCCTCCCAAACTGCCCGCGCCGTGCTGGTTTCCATCGAGGCCCGCCGGCGCGCCTCTCGAAGCACGATGGCGTCGCGGAGCGGCAAGCCCTTCTCCAAAACGACCAGGACCCCCCAACGCAAATGCTTTTCAGAGCACCCCGACGCTCGAAGCCCGTGAACCACTCGATCAACTTGATCAAGAAATCTCTGTCGATCGGGGCGGCTCATATGCGTGCGCCCCTTCCGTTAACTACAAACGTTTCGCGTCGACGAAGAACTCTCGTCTTTAGTTGAGCGGTTGGGAAACCGAAGGCTCCCTTCCCTTCCCTTCCCTTAAAAAAGGAAGGTGGGACAAAGTGGGACACGCTTGACTCGGAAAGCATCACCCGAGCGCTCCCTCGACAGCACGTTTGGCGATCCGTTGACGGGCGCGCTGCTCACGCTTACGAAGACGCTCGCCCTCCCGGCTCTCGGCGGCAGGCATGGGGTTGTAGAGGAGGAAGTTGGGAACAAACTCGCAGGCGAGCTCGTCATCCATCTGGACAAGCTCTAGCGTGCGGAAACTGGCCAAAGCTTTGCGGGCAACACCGATTCCAACTGAGGCTTCCTCAGCGATGTCCTTGGCGGTGACGTGGTCGGCGTCGACCAAGAGGAGGTGCCCCCGGATCGGCGACTGGGCGGCGAGCGAAAGAACGCCCGCCACCCAGACCCACCGCTGCTGCGCCGGCACACGGCGGAGCTGGCGATCGGCACCGATCTTCAGGGCGACCATGAACTTGTCGTACGGACGAGGGCGGGGGGCCATGGCTAGAACGGGATGTCGTTGTCCGTGCCGTCGTCGGTCGAGGTTGGGGCTTTCCCGAGCACCTCGTTGATGTAGGTGTTGCGGAACGTCTTGCCGTCCTTGGGAGGCTTAGTAACGACGCGAATCGCCACCGTTGTTCCGACGACATCCTCCAGGGCGCTCTCCAGCTCGGAGAGCTTCATTCCTTCGAGGCCGAGTAGGTGTAGATAGCCCTTCACATAGCCAAGGCGATCAGGGTCTTCAAGGTCATGCCACACCGACGGCGCCTTCATCCCGGCGTATTTGTCACCCACTACAGTCAATTCAGTGACGAGCTTGAGCGGACGTTGGCCGTTGTCGTCCCAGAAATCGAAGCGCTCAATCTGCGCCTCGTAATCCCCGTCCGGCAGAGATCCACTGCTCTTCGCCTCGGCGCTCTCGAACTGGTCGTCCATGCCTTTGAGTCGATCCGCGTAGGTGCTCACGCCGGGACGGGCTCAGACTTGCGGCTGGACCCCCTCGTCGACTCGGCTTTCGCGGGTGCCTTTTTCTCCTGTTTCGGTGGCGCGAGCGCGCGAGCCATGTCCTTACGCAAAGCGCCAGCGTCAAGCGGCAGTGGGTCGGTCAACGGCTGCGCGTTACGCGGCATTCGCCCCCCGGCCTCGTGCTCCTCGGCGCCCTGGGTGCGCAGAACCCGCTTGCTTGACTCCTCGTCCCCTTCCCAGGTCGCCAGGAAGATGAAGTCGCAGAATCCGGTGATGAACTCCCTGCCTTGGCCTGACACGGTCGGCGTGGTGACGGTCTTTGATCCGACCTTCTTTTTCACCTCGCGGTCCTTCGCGTGGGAAATGAACCACACGCCGAGGCCGAGATTGGCGAGCTTGCCTACGCGCAACCTGAACTCGTCGGCGACGGCAGCCCAGCCCTTTCCGTAGTCGGCGTCGGCAGGGTGCTGGATGCCCATCTCCTTGCAGATGTGGTCGGAGCACATCCGGTAGAGCTCATCGACGGTGTCGACGACGACGATTTTGTAGTGGCCAGGGTCACTGGCCAGATCGGCACCGACTTGGCGGAAGCTCGTCCAACCGCTCACGTCGACAGAGAAGACCTCGAGCGCACCGAGCCCCGGCTCGCAGGCCAGGAAGAGGGTGTGATCCGGGTCGATCTCTGCTGCAAATGTCGACTTGCCGATCTTCGGTGGCCCGTAGAGCAACGCCTTGGCCGTCTCGAGTCGAAGACCAGCTTTCGACTTCTCCGTGGGGAGAGTCATGCTGGTACCTCCTGGTTGTTGTTTGAAACTCGGTCGCTCTCGGGCTTTGGCCCATACAACGCGGGCGCGTCGGGATCGCCAATGCACAGCGACAGGAACGCGCAGCCGCCGTAGTCGTGGCAATGAGAGGAGTTGCGTGGGTAGATCCGCTGACGATCGGCTTCGCGTCGCTGGGCGGCCCACTGCCAAAGCTCGGCCTCCGTGCGCGCCAAGTCGTCCGTCGTCCGCGTGAGCGTCTCCTCGTGGAGGTAGAACTCCGGCCGAGTTTCGTAGTCGACCTGGAGGCGGTCGAGGAATTGATCGAGCGTCTCGCTCTGCTTCTGTTTGATCGACGGCTTGCGCGTGAAGCGATAGCGGACCTCGGTGACCGGCTTCCCGGTTGCCCGCCAAATGCCGTAACAGGTGAGCGCCAGCTGGCGGTCGAGAGGCAATCGCTTGACCGCAACAGTCTGGATCGTGCCGACCAGCTTGTCCTCGATGAGAGTCCACGCGTCGTCGCCGGCTTGAAGCTGGTCCGCGTAGCCGAGCAGGTCGAAGGTCCGGGAGTAGGCACCGGTGGCCGGGTTGCGTAGCCGGACCCGGTAGGCAAACTCGCGCTCGTCGGGATCCGTCTGACCATAGGCGCCGAGGTAGGCCTTGATTGCGGCGCCGACGGTGATGCCCTCGATTCGTGTGCGATCTTCGTCGGCTTGGGAAAGGACGTTGGCCTTTTCGACAACCTCGCGGATGCCGGCCTCTGGATCGCCCAGCTCAAGGCCCTTCGCGAAGGCGGCCCCCATTCGCTGGGGTGCGCCCTTTGAGATCGGCGCTATGCAATCGACGTACTCGTAGCCGTACTTCTGCTGGCAGGCCAGTTGCGCGTTCAGAGAAGAGTGCGAGAGGTGGGCGCGGCTGAGCTCCTCGTCGGTCTTGCCTGCCAGGTTCTCGGCCTCCGGCGGTCGGAGCTCGGGTAGTCCTTCGAGGACCGTCAAGGGCTTCATCGCGGAATGCCCTCCCACGCGCGGTACTCGCGGTGTGGCCTGTCGCGATCGAGTGACTTCAGGGCGGCGTCGAAGTCGATGTCCTGGTCGTCATCGCCGGCGATCTGGACGGGAGGGGACTCCGGCAAGCGCAACCACTCGCGCCAGTTGCGGACGAAGTGGATCAGCGCGAAGGCACCGGCGCCAATGCCGAGGAGAAGGATGGGAGAGAGGCCGTTGATCACGCTGCCGCGATTTCCTCGGAGTCCGCGTAGCCGCGCCGCCCGGCGAACTGATTTGCATCGAACAGAGCTCCGCCGCCGGGGTGAGAGATCCCGGCGGCGGAGTCGTCGTCCATCGAGCGAGCAGGGTCAGTCCCACCCGAATCGACGCTGGCGGAGACAGGGGTATGTGCGCCAGCGTCGATGCCGGTGGGTTCAGCTCGCAGGAAGTAGCGGGACCTGCCTTGCCCCTCGCGGACCGTCTCAATGGACCAGCCCAATTTGCGCATCTCGCAGATGCGACCCCCGAACCGGGCCATGTAGGCACTAACGAAGTCACCGTTGCTTACGCCGCGGTCGCCTGCTGAGCGGAGCATCTCGAGGACACGCCGCGCCTGGGGCTTGAGGTCGCCCTCGAGGCGGCTAGAGTTCGCCATGTCGACCGCTCCCACGGTCTTCCGCGGCGCCGGCAGCTCCACACTGCGCGGCGTCGCTGTTCGTTTGAGCAAGCGCCCAAAGCACGGCGAACTTCTTGGCACCAAGCTCGTGCTCGACTGCTCGACTGAGAAGCATCAGCAGGGGGATTGCGTGGACTGCTTCACTCAGCGCATTCCGGGCATTGACCAAGTCAGCGACCGGGACGCCGTCAGGTGAGGAGACGTGGGCGAGTGGGGTTCGAAGATGGCGAGCGATCGCCTTGGCACTCAATGCGGCGTTGCCCCCGTTGCGCTCGATGTGCCGAAGGTCGGTAACGAGCTGGTCGGCTGCACCACAGATCGCCAGCTCGGCTTCAGCCTCGCGGAGGTTGGACGCGATCGCCGCGTCGACCTCGGCCATGAGCGCCTCGCACTCAGGGCTGGGAGGAAGCCTGAGCGCGAGGGCTCGAATGCGCTCGAGCTGTGAATCGACCCCGGGGGACGGATCGTACTGGTCGAGGTTATGGGCCCTGGCCTCCATGCCGGGTCCGAGGAAAGCTCCGTCGATGGCTGACGATGTCACGGTCATCCGGCGGCGCTGCCTTCCTTCGGAGGGAATACGTCGGAGACATCCCGCCCAAGGGTCTCGGCGATCAAGTGCTGCTTATCGTCTGGACAATGGAGGCCGTTGACGTAGCGCGAGAGCATCCCGGTGTCGATGCCGGTCACTTGGGCAAGCCAGCTCTGCTTTCGGCCCTCGGTATCGAGGATCTTGGCGAGGCGGGTCTTGGGTCTGGTTCGGGTTGCGGACATCGTGTCTGGAACAATAAGTACCAGACACAACAGACGTTGTCAATAGGTGAGGTACACAGTTGCATTCAAACTGTGCCTGGGCCAGAGACATGGGTCGCGATCGTCGAGCGAGAGCGGAAGGCGAGGGGACTGAGCCAGGACGATCTCTCTTACGAGGCCAGGCAGCATGGTGCCCCGAAGGGCATGAGCAGCGCATGGTTCTCGAAGGTGAAGCAGGGGCAGCGGCCGGCAACGCTTGATTTTTTGCGTGGGATTGCCGGTGCCCTACAGATAGAGCCCGAGCGTTTCATCGAGTACAGGCTGGCCGTGGCTAGGCGTCAGCTCGATGAGCGCGAGGTCGGCCTAGAGGAGGCGGTCCGAGCGCTAGAGCGCTACGAAGGTGGGGAGGACTCAGGCTCTATCGCACAACCTGGAGTGCTGGACCCCGACTCGCCACCTGGGCGCGCCGCTGCGGCGGCAAAACAGGCGAAGGATGAGATGTCTCGCCAGCAAGGGTCTCAACCATCTCGCCGGAGATCAGGCTGAGGGACAGCGCCCACGGCGAATCGGGCTCAAGCTGCCCGGCGCCCGTCGCAATGCGTTTCTGTAGCCCTCGCAGCACTTCTGCTTCCGCTTGCGTCACCCCTGCTCTCCCTCGGTTCGTCGGCTCAGCTTAGTGCTCGACCCGAACACTGTTCCCTTGGAACGCTGTAGACAATAGCATTCGCTTCCCGACTGTTCATGATTGGCGACAGAATTTCAGAACAAAAAACGGATTTCTACTGGAAACTTCTTAAGTATCTGTATCGGGTAGCTTGAAGCAGAGCTGGATCGAGGCGGCTCGCATCCCGACCTCGCCGCGGTCGGCTAGTCGGTTCGTGCTCGCGGCGACGATCGCGTTCATCCGCTCTTCCAGCTCGTCGTGCAGCTCGGCCGCTTCCTGCCAGCCAGCCTCATCTACAAGCACGGTGTCATCGCAGGTTAGATGAAGCTCCTTCTGCGTCATCAAGCTCCCGCTCTCGGCTGCGAGCTTCATTGTTGCCACAACCTGGCGCCAGACCTGGCCGGCGTAGTGATCGGCAACGGCCGGATGGACGGCCTGGGCATCCTCCAGGGTCACGAAGTTCCGAACGGTCGCTCGGTAGGTCGTCTTGTTCCACCCCCGCACTCTTCCTTCTTCTACGACCTCGGCGACTTCGAGCTCGACCAGGCGCTTCGTGTGGTAGGCGATGTCCTCCAGCTTCGCCCCCGGTAGCTCCTTCAGCATTTCGGAAGGGCTCGCCTTCCTGATGCTGAGGATCGTGAGGATTTCCGAGCGCAGCGGATGAGCGATCGCCTTCGCGAGATTGCGCTCTTGGCGCTGCCGCTCTTGCTGGCCTTTGGCTGAGGTGGTCATGGAGTCCCCCTCCGCTGGAGGAATCCCAAGCGTAGACGGTGCGCCCGGGCGGTAAAGCTGGAGGTACGTCCACTACTGGAACAATCTCCAGCATTAGCACGGTCTAAGGGAAGACATCCGTATTGCGGAGGGAGGTGATGCGTGATGAAGATCTCCAAAACGGAGCCGGTAGCCCCCTTGCTATCAACGATGAAGACGCGCTGAGTCGGATCGGGGCTGGCCTCCAAGCCACGCCGCTGCTTCAGGCAGGGGAAGAGGTCGGCCCCACCCAAGTACGAAGCCAGGCTCCGCCGAAGCTGACGCAAGACTGTCGGGCTGATAGGAAGCTTGAGCAATCAAGATGGCCTCGGTCGCGATCAACAGCCAGCTGAACCTTGGCACGGATCCCGTGCAGGCCAGGTCGTGGGTGCTGAGTGATCTTGGCCCGGTTCTCGCGAAGGCTGGCTATCGAACCACCGCGACATCTTCTGAGAGCGTGACCTTCACTCGGCGCCATCTACCTGGCTGGGCAATCGTGGTGGGGATCTTGACCCTGCCGTTCGGCATCTTGATCTTGGCGCTTGTCCGGAGCACCGACGCGCTGGTGGTCGATCTCGGCATCAGTGGCGGGTTTGTGCTGGCGACTGCGGCAGGTACGGGGCCAAAGATGGTGAGGGATCTGATGGAAAAACTGAACCGTGAGGGCGTTGTAATGCGCGCAGCTGCGACGCCTACGGAAACCCAAGGTGCTGCGCAGGAGAGGCCTGGATGAAAAAGCTTTGGAAGTACTACCCGGCAATCGCATCGACGTTGGCGCTCGCGATTGCGCTGACCGGTGCCACGGCCGCAGCGACAGGTGTCTTCGTCACCTCGAAGCAGATCAAGAACGGCACGATCCTCACCCAAGACATCCACAAGAACGGCGTCAAGTCCAGCGACATCGGCACCGACGCCGTGAAATCGGCGGACATCGGCACGGGTCAGGTGGGCACTTCGGATATCGGTGAAGGCCAGGTGGCACCGCAGGACGTCACGATGCCCGCTCCTAATCAGCTCCAGGAGGGCGATACAGCCAGCGCCACCGTGGGCAGCGATTTCGCTCCCGTCGACATCGTTGGCACCTACGCGAAGCAGGATCCGACCTCTCTACTCGAGGTCGATTGGACTGGCACCGCCGGCTCAGGGTTCTCGCCGTGCGTCTTCCAGTTGCGAGTGGATGGTCAGCCCAGCGCCGTCGGCGCCGGGGACACCTACGTCGGTAGCGGTGCCGTCAGTGTGTCTGCGACGTCGCTATTCAGCGGACTCGCCGCCGGGCCTCACCAGATCGAAATCTGGGGTCGGATCACAATCGGCGGAGGTGCGCAGTATCCGTGTACCGTCGGCCCCGCATCGGCTGGGATCAGCCAGACCTTGGTCGTCAGCGAGCAGGTGGTCTAGCGCTTCGCCGGCGAGACGAAGTGATGCGTAGCCTCGCCGCCGAGGAGGATCGGCGCCTCAAGCACGACGATGTCCTTGGCGGTGGCCGCGTCGACCGCGACTCCGAAGGCGCCCGCCAAGGCGACGACCCCGGCGACGATCAAGGTGTTCGAGCGGGCCGGGTAGCGACGGTAGAGCCTGCGGACTCCAAAAACCAACCTCTTCGCGTTCATCAGCTGTCTTTCCCGGCCAGGATCGGCCGCCATCGGTGAGCCCGGTCCAGCACTTCGCCGGCATAGCTCATGTTGGGATTGCCCTCGCCGCCGTTGTAGGCGCCGCAGCCGACCGACTCGCCGAGCCGGTGGACGAGGTCGGCGAGGATCGAGGTGGCAAGGAAAACCTCGACGCGAGGCTTCCACAGCCCCACGTGGTCGCGAATGTAGGTCCAGAAAGTGATCTGCCCGAGGCCGACGCCGTTAGCACCACCACCGTGTCGCCGGATCAGTTCCTCGCGGAAGCGCGCATAGTTCTCGCGCGTCACTCTGTGGCCGCGGAGCAGGCCGCCGGCGTCGTGACCGTAGATCAGTTTGAAATCAGACTCCTGTTCGAACATGCCGAAGGCCAAGGCGTAGGGCAAGTGGTATTTGCGGCAGGCGAGGGCGATGTCAAGAGCGATAGCCTTCGGAACGCCGTGGGGGGCCGCGCGCTTTGCGACCCGCTTGGCTGCACGTCGGGTATAGAGCTCGTGCCGCTTCATCGCCGGTACCCGTCTTTGGGAGCGATGTGGTCGTGATCGCCGTGGTCGGGAAAGCGTGCGTTGACGATCGACCCCTCCTTGACGTAGAAGCCGTCCGGGCCAAAGAGCTCGTGGAAGTCGTTGGCCTTCCCCGGCGTCTGCTCGAGGGCGAAGCGCTGGAACTCTTCCATCTGCCCAACCGTGGCGAAAATCAGGTCGATCGCGTGGCCCAGCGGCGTCGGGTTGTGCCAGCTCCCCGGCGCGTGCGTCCCGTCCGTGGTCGCGGTGACGGTGCACACGTAGCCGCGCTGGGCGGCGAACTTGTACGCGAGGGCGACGAGGCGCTTGCACGCGTCGTCGATGTTGGCCGGATGGCCGTCGAGCATCCCAACGTGGAAGCTGCCGACGCGGCGGCGGTGGATGTTGGCCACCTTCTGCATGGTGCGCCGGGCGGCGATGCCAAGTCGCTTGGCGAGTGAGAAGTGCTTGTGCTCGATTGCCTTACGGCGGCGGCGCAACAGCTTCTTGTTCTCGCGGAGGGTTGCGTTCTCGTCAGACCGTAGGCTCATCGCCGCCGACTATCTGACGGCTCAGCAGAGGTGCTGTAGGTGGCGCGCCAGCGTGCAGAGGTCTTCCACCAGGGGGGCGACTTCGTCGGCAGCGACTTCCGCGGTTTCCTTAACCCCTTCGACAACGGTTCCCGACCCTGCTGTGGGTGCTTCTGGTTCAGGGCCCGGACCACCCGGGCTGGGCTGTGTCTCCGGGCCAGAGGATTCCCCCTGACCCGGGGCTAAACCGGAGGGATTTTGATTTCCGCCAGGCACCACCCCCTTCTGAGTTGCTGATCGCATCAGCGCCAGGAATGCAGCACGACAGTCGTCATCGTGGGCGCAAGCACTGAGGCCGATCTCGATTCGCCGAGCGCAGGCGGCCAGATGGTGGGGGGTGTCGAGGGTCGATGCCCGACATGCGGCTGTCGCCCGCACTACCCTCGTCACCTGCGGTTCGATCCGGTGGATGTCGGTCTGGGTCTCGTGGCTGGTGATGGCAGCGTAGATCGAGACGATCACGACCAGGCCGAAGGCCACTCCTTGTCGTGCAGGCCTACTCACGGCGCCGCTTTCCCAGCACGTCGATCAGCCCATAGGGCAGGACGAACTCGCCAACCCCCATCAGCACAGCGGCAACGACCAGCGTCACGGGCCGCTCGCCTGCGCGCCCGCTCAGGCCCTGCACGATGAACACCACGAAGCCGCCGAGCTTGAAGACGGTGTCGAGGGTCAGTGAGACGATCTCGCGTACGCGCGACAAACACCTGCTCCCTCTCCATCGATCGTGTCCGTTGCCATGCCACGACTATCCGCCGCGCAACTGTCCGTTCTGGGCGAGTCGGGTCTCCAGCGTGCTGATCGCATCGTTGGTTTGGTCGACCTCGACGGTGGTGACCGGTACCGACTTGCTCGCTGCGTCTACCGCGATCCGCTTGATCGGAAAGGTTGTGCGGCGGTCGGGGGTGGAGTCGAGCGCGAAGAGGGAAGGGGAGGGCAGGACATCAGGGATACGGAACGCGGAGCCATCGGCGCGCATGTAGTGCGATGGCAGCACCCCCCGGCTGACATGTCGGATCGGCTGCGAGATGACGACAGTGCCGCGAGCCGGCGCGAAGCCACCGCTGAGCGCGAGGATGGCGTCCCCGAGCGTTTCAGCGCCCGCGGTTGTGAGCTTTCCGCCGTCGACGCTTTCTTCTCGAGGAATCCCATTGAGCTCGGGCACATACGCGGTTCGGGTGACAACGCGCTGAACGCCCGAGGCATCCGTGTAGTTGACATGGACGGTGTCGAAGAGCGTCGCTGTCTCAGAGTGAAGGTTGCAGCTGTCGCACTCGGAGCGAAAGGCGATCCACGTCGGGTCGCTGTCGATCGAGCGGTAGTCGAAGTAGCCGTCCGTCGATGTGTCGAGCGGCGAGTCCGGTCCCCAGGTTCCATAAGTCCGATGGTTTTGCTCGTACCTGTTCAGCTCGGCAACGACGTCTTCGACCTTGGTCGGGTCGCGGAAGGCTGCCTGCTCGCAGACGAACGTCGTGTTGTCGATCCGGCGCAGCTGGACCCCCGCCGCGCGCCCCACTGCGTCGGCGACCATCTGCGAGATGAGGAAGCCTTCATTGGGTGCGACGCCTTGCTTGACGAGGCTGTGGTCACCGAAATACTTGAGGTGTCGAAGCATCGCTCGGTACTGAGCGCCGTCGGCGCCGGCGCCAGTGAGTGCGTAGTACCACTGCCATGCGAGGACTCGCTTCCCGGTAGCGAGTTTGATCGTTCCTGACCCGGCGGAGACCCCGCCCGCGAGATCGCCATTGCTATGGAAGTTGGTCGGAGCATCGTCATCGGCATCTGCGAGCTCCAAGATGAAATTCGGGTCCGTGGTGCTGAGAGTCCAGTCGACATAGACCGACGCGATCCTGATCTCTGACCCAACGTCGAGCATGGCGAACGCAACCGGCCGCTGTGATTCCCAGTGTCCATCCAGCTCAAGGGCGATCGACGGGCGGCCTTCGGTGTCATCGGGCGCGACTGAGAAACCTGCCCCCGAATAGGAGGCCCCCCAACCGATGCGCCACTGCGCACTCGCTTCGGTCCATTCGCCAAGATCTCCGCTTACGTAGATCTCCTGCATGAAGGTGTCCTTGAGCCGCGCACCTAGGCCATAGGCCGTGACACCGATCTGCTCTGTGCTCTCGCCGCTGCGATCGGTCTCCTCGACGCGACCCTGCCAAAGCACGTCGATGCCATCCATGACGCGAAGCAGGTTGCCCCGCTCGATCTCTGGGCTGCTCGCGAACCAGCTGCGCTTCAGCGTGAAGGTGCAGGTCTCGTCGCCACCGGGATTGACCGAGGACCAGTTGAGGCCCTCGATGTCATCAGTGATGTCGTAGCTGCCGGAGACAACGCGGATCGCCATGCCGACGACTATCCGGCTGGTCAGCGTAGGTAACTGAAGCGCTCACGAATGGCGATGTCGACGCTGATTGGTCGGTTACCAACGAAGTCATCGTCTTCATCTCCTGCGCGATCGCCGCCGAAGATGAACACTGCCGCCCCACCGCTGGCTGCTGGTGAGCCCACTGGGGGCAAGCTCGGCAGATTCCCGCGAAAGACGGCGGTGAGATCGCGCAAGGGTGCGCCGCTGGCCACAAAGCTCCCAACTCCCGAATACCTTGTGACTGTTTTTCTGATGCTGTCCATCTCCCAGCGCCAGTTGTCTGACCTTCTCAGGGTCGAATGGTCCTCGACCACAAGACCAGCCACCTGGTCAATGGGCACAGTCCAGAGGCTCTCGATCTGTATTGGATAGGTCGCTATCGCGGTTGCGCCACTCGCTCCCACGTAGAAGATTGATACTCCGATGCCCCCGGGGTCATTGAGGACTGACTCTGCTTTCGTCGCGCCAAAGCTGGCCACCGAGATCTCGCCGAAGTCCAGTATTTGCCAGCGTTGAGTGACTACAGATGCGAGAGCGACCATGCCGGTTCCTCCAGCGCCTGAGTCACCGCACGCCCAGTACAAGCCACTGAGGTTGGGAGGCAGTTTGCGGATGAAGTGCCGAACGCCGCCAAACAATCGGTACCGACCGGAATCCTGGGGGCGCAGTGGCAGGTAGGTAAGGGGTTCTCCATCCCCGATCGCCGCGGGATCGGGTCCGGTAGCGGCAACTTTCCAAGCCTTGTATTGAGAAGCAGTTCGCCCGGATGCCCCGACAATCGTGGCCGCGACCATCCCTCGCGGAGAGGCCATCTGTGCAGGCCGGTAGACGGGTTCCCAGCCACTAGGCACCGGGTACTTAACGCCATACCCGATCAACGGACTCAGGAACCCCGATTCGGTGGCATACGACGCGAGGCGGATCCCGATCACAGCTTGTGCGGAATGGTCACCTCCAATGCCGGTGGCGGAGGTGACAAAGGCTCCGGTTCCGGTTGCGGCCGCTATCGCTCGCGTGGTTCCAGCATGTCCATACGGGCGCGTCCAGAGGTGCAGCATGCACCTGGCGCGTGCGGCCTGGTCGAGCCAGTACTCGTAGGTGACCTCAAGGCGACCTCGCTCCAAGTCGAAAAAGGTGGACTGAGAGGCACCACCGGAGCGGTACTCGACTTGCTCACCCTTCTTCAACTCGCCGTTGATATCACGCGCCAATTGGTACAGCGCATCGGTGTTTGCCGCCTTGAGAATGAGGGGGTAGCTCTGCAGCCGATTGCCTACGGCATCGCCGACGAAGGACTGTCCCTCTGAGAATGCCGGCGCGCCGCTGAACTGGGGTTCGCTGTACTCCGAGTTGGCAGGATCGAGACCATCCTCATGGGCGACTCGAATAAAGGCGGAGAAATCGCGTTCGCCGACTTTCAGAAGTAGTGCCATCGCCCGCGACTATCTGCCGGGAGCAGAGGCGCGTCGGCGGCCCTCCGCCCCGAGGTACGTGTCGACCTTGGCCATCTTGCCGTCCACCCGCGCATCGACAAGTTCCACCAGGGCGCCGGCCTTGTCGCGAAGGACGAGAGTCACCTGCGGCGAAGAAGCGCTGGCGCCTGTAGGGGCAGCGAGTTGCGAGCTGGCCGGACCCTTCGGATCAGGCGTAACCCTCTCGTCGCGGTGCAGCATCGCGAGGCCGCTCTTGCCAATCCGCATTCCGCCGGTGCCCTGCATGTAGGCACCGAGGTACGGAACGTGCAGCCCCAACTCGCGGAAGAAGTCGCCGAAGACGCGCGTCTCGCCCTGCGAGAGCGCAAGGTTCTGCTTGTCCTGTAGCGCGATTGCTTCCTTCGCGGCCGTCCAGCCACTGGTGTCGGGGGCGCTTTCCGTCTTGAGGCCTAGCTGACGGATTGTGTTCTGAGTGTCAAAGATCAACCCGCCGAACGTCCCGGCCTCCGGTATAGAAGGCAGTGGGCTGATCGGGTTGTGCGGGCCGCCAGTCCCCTGCACATTGGTGAGAGATTCCTCGAACGACCCCGTGTGCTTGTCGGCCCACCAGAACCCTCGGGCTTCGCCGATCGCCTTTTTCAGCTCCGGGATGCGGTACTTCTGTTTTTTCCAGGCTTCGGGTTTCGCGCCCCGCAGCGCTTCAATTTTCTCGATCTGCCTTTCCATAGCGGTGATCGTCGACGTCACCGTTTCCTCGGCACCGAGGATCGAGTTGCGCCAGCCGGCCTCGGCTTCGAGGACGGCACCGTAGGCGCTGCTCTCGCGGCCGATGTAGTCGCCGGTGAGGTTTTCGGGCTCGAGCGCCACCACTTGGCTGGCGAACTGGTCGGCCTCGTCGTAGGCCTTGCTCTTCCGGTTGAGCAGGTCAGTGAGGTCGGAGAATTCGGCCCGTTTAGCGATCTTGCCGATAACGCGTTCTCGCTGCTTCTTCTGGACCAAGCGCGCCTGCTGCTTGATCAGGGCCTGGATGCGCTGTTCGATGGCCTTCACGTTGGCTTCGAGGGCTCGCTTGGTTTCTGGGTCTTTTGCGTGCTTGACCGCAGCCTTGTATTCGGAGAGTTTGCGCGGCGGCCGGAGTTCGTGCAGCTCCTTGCGGCAACCCTCGATCGTGTCGGGCAGGGACCCGAAGCTCAGCGCGCCGGTGAGCGCCTTGTATTTCCCCTTCTCGTCCTCGGCATAGGTGCCGCCGCCGGCCGAAGTCGACCCTTTCGGGTGCTTCACGTATTTGCCGGAGACTGCCGCCGGTACTTTTTTGGCGGCCGAGCTCGACGACGAACCCGCTCCGTCCCAGCCATCGGCCCAGTGCTGGCCCTCGGACTTCCACTGCTCATACAGCGTTGGGTGTGCCGAGCCCTCGACCATCTGCGCGATCACGCCAGGGTCCGTCTCCGTCTTGCTGAGGCCGATTCCGCTGCCTTCGTAGTACCCGTCTTTGAACCAGTGGACGGCTTGGTCGTAGGTACTCGAACTCGGCGTCACGCCTTTGAACGGACCGGTCAGCTGGAAAGTATTGCTGCCGGACACATCGTTCTCTTGGGTGGCCGCCATCATGGCTGCCACTCGGGCAAGGTGGTTGGCGGTGGTGTCGTCGGCGGCTTTCATGATTTCGGCGGCGACATGCATCTGCGCCGAAGAAGCTGTGGCTCCCTTGACGGTGTAGGTGCCCTTGGCGAATCCGCCTTCGGCGAGCATCTGGATGAAGCCGCCGAGCTGATGTCCCGTGCCGGAGGCATGGCCGTCGTCGCGGAAGCCGATCGGCGCCAAGAGCGGGTACTTGAAATCCTTCGTGGCGTTGACCACGGCCATCTTGGCTGGCAGCGATGCCGGGTCGACCATGCCGCCGAAGTCGACCGCCCCTCGCGGGTACTGGTCGAACTCGTGTTCCGAGGTGTAGTCGCGGCCTTCGGAGACGTTCTGAGCATGGCTGCGGTAGCCCGAGGTCGGCTGCGGGTCGACCCCCTTTCCAGCAGCGTGCTGGAGCGCCTGGATCACCCAGTTCGCCATCGACACTCCCTTGTAGGTGCCGATGCCCTTCGGGCCATACGCTGTCCCTCCGACGCCGCCCTTCGGCCGGTGCTTGTCGACATACGCCATTGCTGCGGCGAGGACCTGGTCGAGTCCGGCTTGTCCGAGGGTGCGCAACGGCTCTGGCCCGGCCACCTGCTCCTTCTTGACCCCGGCGCTACCGCCCTTCTTCAGACGGACAGTGCCCCCTTCCTGGAAGCGGGGCACTGCCTCATTCATGGCTTCGAGGCGGCCGCGGCCGATCTTTTTGACTTCTTCTGGAGTGAATTCGCGCTCGCCTGGCTCAAGCATCACCGGCACGAGACCACCGTCGCGGAAGCCGTGAGCCGCTGTGGCTTCTCGGTTCAGGATGAAGGTGTCGGGGCGCACAAAGCGGTGGACCTTGTCTCCATCGCCGATACCTGGGACGATCCCGCCCTCCTGGCGGCCGATGCCGAGGATGGCTGCTCCCTCAGCGGCGGCGACCTTGCCAACGGTGGCGAGGCTGAAGGCAAACTTTTTACTCACGCCAAAGCCTTCAAGTGCAGAATTTACGTTCTTGGCCATGGCGCCAATGCCAGCCCCGACGACGTCGTTCAAGGACGACGCACCGAGGCCGACTCCCTTGACGAGGGCCACCCACTCAGCCAAGGATTCTGTCTTCGTCTGCCCGAAGCTTGTGACCAGCGATGAGCGCAGCCGAGAGACGGCACCCTTGGCGAGCTTGCCCTCAGATTCCATCTTCTGAGCCATCGCGAGCATCGTCGTCTGCGCTATTTCCCGGGCCGCTGGGGGCATCTTGCGCAGGTCGACCAGCATGCCCTTGATCTGGTTGCTGTTGACGTCGCCGGCCTTCTTCCAGCTCTTCGCGAAGCCTTCGGCTATGTGGAAGGGGTCGTCTCCCTGGACTAGATGCGTCTCGTGCAGCAGCTTGGCGATCTGCGCCTGCCCTGCCTTTATCGGTATGACGCTTTGCTGCATTCCTGCCTTGATCGCACCGATCGCTGCCTGCATGTTCTGAGCGGTGGCGGTGCGCCAAGCACTGCCACCTTTGACCCAGGTCTGATCGATATCTCGCGTGTTGCTCTGGACGACTTTTTTTATGTCTGCCATGCGAGTGACGACTCCGGAGCGGAGCTTGTCGAGGTTGTCGCCGAAGTCTGCGCGTAGGTCCACCGTGGCCGTGACCGCCCCCAAGCGATCGCGAAGCGGTTTGAGGTCGGCGTCGGAGGCGCCATTTTGGATCGCGGTCTGGATCATGTCCCGCAAGCCCTGCTGCAGGTCCTCGAGGCCCTCGGTCGACTTGCGCTTTAGGGATTTGGCGATGGCGGGACCAAGCTGTTCATCAAAGGCTTCGGCAGCGCCCGTTGCAAGCTGCGAGCCGAGCGATGGTCCAGCTTCTGGAACCAGCCCGAAGGTTGCTCCGCTAAGAACGTTCTGAACGTGGTGGATGGCGCTATCCGCGGGGGCGAGCGCGCCAGCGATCCCCCCGCCGATGAGCATGGAGGCACCGAACCCCTTAAGGAAGCTCTTGCCCCACGCCATTCCATTCTTCAATCCGCTTGCCGAATCGGTGCCGGGGATGCCTGTTGTGGCGGACGAGGCAGCGGAGGGTCCGGTTGCGCCAGCTCCATAGCGGCCGCGAGTCTGTGCGGCGACGACGTTCTCGCGGCGCCAACTCTGTGGCCCCCTTCCGATGATCACACTGCCGGCGGCTGACCTGGCCACCCCGCTATCCATCCCGACCGCCATCCCGGCCCCTACCTCTGAGCCAGCTTTGATCCCGGCTGCCTTGAGGGCGGCGAAGCCTCCGAGCTTGGTGAATAGCCAAGCACCGATAACCAGTCTGCCCAGAACGTCCGACTTCATGAAACCTTCAGCGAAGGACTGTGCGACGACCAGCGATCCCTTGCCAGCGGCCTCGGCCACCTTTGGCAGCGCATAGTTGAAGGCGGTGATCAGCCCTTCGGTGATGTCGTCCTGAAGCCCGCTGTCCTTCCAGACTTCGCCAACGGCGTCGGCCAAGATTTCGGCCTTCTTAGCGACATCGCTTTCCTTGAACTCCGGCGTAGCCATCGCTTTGTCGAGCGCTTCCTGTAGGGCCTCCCCCTCGACGTTGACGAAGTGGGTCGCGTCCAGGAGCGCTTTCTTCAGCGGCTCGGAGAAGTGTTCGTACAACTCGATCTCAACGGTTTCGAAGGAGCCCTTAAGCTGTTCGAAGGAGCCTTTGACCGTGTCGTTCATGGTCTTGGCCGCTTTGGCTGAAGCACCGTCGGAGTTTTCGAATTCCTTGGTGAGCTTGGCCAACTTCGCCGGACCTGCGTCGACGACTGTGAGCATTCCTGAGAGCGCCTCTGTGCCGAAGACCTGCGCCAGCGCCTGCGCCTGCTGTGCCTTGGAGAGCCCGCCGAGCCCGGCTTGGAGCTTTCCGATGAGTTGAGGTAGTGGCAGAAGCCCTTTCGGACCCTGGAGTTCTTCGATGTTGATGCCGAGAGCGCCGAGGCCTTCTTTCACCTGTTTCGTCGGCTTGACAAGGCGGAGTAGCCCACCGCGCAGCGATGTGCCGGCCTGCTCTCCCTTAATCCCGGCATCGCCCATTAGGGAAACGGCGGAGATCATTTCCTCGAAGCCCTCGCCGGTGGCCTTTGCGACCGGCCCGATGTACTTCAGCGATAGCTGGAGATCGTCCATCTCCACCGAGGAGCTGTTGACCGATTGGGCCAGCACGTCGGAGACGTGAGTGCTTTCTTCGGAACGCAGCCCGAAGCCACGCAAAGCGTTGGAGCTGATTTCAGCCGCAGTCGCTAGGTCGACGCTCGAGGCGGCCGCCAACGAGAGGGTGCCCGGTAGCGCCTTCTGGGTTTCCTGGACATCGAAACCCGCCGAGGACAGCTCGTACATCGCTTCGGCCGCGTCGTTGGCCGAGAACTTCGTGTCGGCACCAAGTTTGATCGCCAGCTTGCGCAGCTGGTCCATCTCCTTGCCGGTGGCGCCGGTAACGGCCTGGACTCGCGCCATCTGCGACTCGAATTCAGCACCGGTCTTGATTGCCGAGGCAATGCCCACGACCAGGACGCCGCCGATCGCGAAGCCTGCGGTCTTGGCGAAGGTGCCTACCCCACGCAGCGTTTCCCGCTGCTTGTTCAGGGCAGCGTTGAACGCAAGGGCGCCGCGGCTCTGGGATTTGACCTCAGTCCCAAAGCCACGGACCGCCGTGCCGGCACCAAGGAGCTCCCGTTTGAGCGGGTCCGCGTCAGCGTCGACTATTACGCGGAGGTCATCGTTCACGACCTACCTCGCATCTGCCTGTGCTTCTCGCGCTGCTGCGCCCACCAGGCATCGCTGTCGTAGCCGTCCCAGGAATCTGGGTCGGTCACGGTCTGCCCCGCCTCTGCCTTGCGGGCGCGGTTGCACTCGCGGAGCCAGTGGCGGAATTCCCGCCACCCCATGCTCCGCCAGAAATCCGGTGCCCAGCCGTAGAAGCGGCATAGCTGGCCTACCGCTTCGAACCAGGAGACTTCTTCCGTGGCGTCTTCTTCGTACTCGGCGTCGAAGCCCTGGTAGGGCGCTTCTCGTCGTCCTCAACCTCGGCCCCACCGCTGTAGAGCGAGACGACTAGGACACCGAGGCGTCGCGGGCCGATCGGCAGCTCCTCGAGGTCCGGCTGCTTAACCCGGAAAAGCTCGAGCACGCGGTCGTAGAGCTCCGACAGGCGCTCCTGTCCGCTGCCCTCGGCCTCGGGGTCGTTCAGCGCTTCGACGAGCCGCTCGATTTCGATGTAGTCGGGGATCGGAATGTCCCCAGGGATGTCGTAGACGACCCCGCCGCATTTCACTCCAAGGTTCTCCGGAACTGCCGCGTCGAGGTCGATGATCTTCTGGGCCATGAGGCCACCTCCGTTGTCGTGTGGACGTGCTGCGGGGAGGTGGTGCTGCGCCGGATCCGCTTACCGGCCGCCCTCAGAGAGCCGTGGCTCTCCGTCGGCGACTATCTGACGGGTTAGAACGCGCCGCCGGAGGCGGTCTGGGTGCGCGTGAAGACCTGGTGCGTGGCGCCGCGAACGCCCATGGCAGTGATGTCGAGATACATCGTCTTGCCGTCTGGGTCGAGCTTGTTGACCCTGGCGCCGGTGTAGACGATCAGCGGGTGATTCAGCTCGAAGAAGCGAAGGCCAGTGCCAGCGCCGAACTCGGTGTAGGCCTTAAAGGCACCGGTGGCGAGGCCGATCGCGTTCGGGCTGATCGTGGTCCCGGAGAGGTAGTGGACCTTGTCGTACATCGTCGCTTCTTCGTACTTCAGCGTGAACTCCAGGCTGGAGTCGAAGTTGAGCGCGACGACGTCCTCGCGAAAGAGGGAGGTCGTGCGAATGTCAGTGTCGAGACCGCGCTCGACCGTCGATTTGAACTTGGTGATCTTGGTGTTGCCGGCGCCGTCGATCACGTAGGAGCCGCCCGGGTAGAAGTAGGGCTGGCCCGTCTCGCGCGTGGGGGTCAGCGCCGACGCGGCGGCATTGCGCCGGTACGGCGTGCCGCCGGCGACCATGCTGTGGGTGATCTTGAGCGGGCGGCCTGCTTCGCCCTCGATGACCATGTTGGTCAACTGGACGTTGGAGACCCGCTCGATGACGTCGCCCCACATCTGCTCAGCGGTCAGGTAGGGAAGGGTGGATGTCGGCGTCCCGAAGTGCACCTGCGCTGCGCCGGAGGCTTCGCCAACTCCGGCTTCTACTTTGTCGGCGCCGAGAGTCCATGCAGCGCCGCGGGCAGCGCGCTCGGGGCGAGCATTGGCGACGACGTCGCCATCCATCGAGATTGCGGTCTTGTGGACGAAGCCGACTTCCTGACCGTCTCCGCCCTCTCGCACGGACTGGGTCTGCTCATCGGGATCGAGGCCAGTGCCATCGAGGTGGCGGAAGAAGAAGAAGGTCGTCGCCTCGGTGTCCTTGGCGGACTGCTTGCCGAGGGCGAAGTAGTTGCTTGGCTCGTTGGTGGAGCGGCCGGGCATCAGTCATTGCTCCCATCGTTCTCGCTGGCCGGTGCTGTCTCTGCCGGCGTCTGGGGAGCTTCAGCGCCCTCACCGTTTGCCGATGCGCTTTCCTTCTCGGCGATGAGGTCTTCGATCTCGTCCTTCTTCGCTTTGGCGGGCACGTTGATGCCCAGCGACTTGGCCAGCTCTTTCAGGTCTTTCTTGGTCGGGCCGGCAGACTTGCCAGTGCTGAGGACTTCCCAGTTGTTGGAGACCTCGGCCTCGTGCTCGGAGATCTCGACCACGGTCTCCTGCGACACGAGAACGGTGCCATTGGAGAGCTGCGCCTCGTAGGGAGCGATCCAGCGAGCCTTGACGAGCTTCGATGCCATCGCGCCCGACTATCGGACGGAGCCCCTTGCTAGTCGCCTTCGTCGCGCTTGGCCCAGATCCGAATGCCCGACCATGAGAACCACTCGCGTGGGTTATCGGCGTCGTCGACGAGTGTGCGTCCGGGTGCCGTGCCGCGCAGTCCCGTGCCCCAGGCAGCGTCGCCAAGCTTGCGGCCAGCCAGAGCGACGCGAGTGATCGCCAGGGTCCATCGGCGCAGTTGCCAGGCGAGCGCTTCCTGGTCAGAGGATTGGTCGTAGGCGACGATGAGCAGCTCGTGCCGGCCGGTCGCAGAGAAGCCGGTGTCGTCCTCGAACTGAGAAGGGGCATCCCCGATACCGATCACCGGCGGATCCAGAAGGTCCGAGGGTGGTGGGATGTAGGTGAGGATCTTCGGCGTCGCCAGGGTGAAGCCGTCATCGACGGACTCGTTGATGTCCTCGATTGCCGCCGGGAGGTCGTCCTTCAGGCGCTGCTCGAGCGCCCTGATCACCGGTTCGTTCAGCTCGATCGCCATCGCAGGCGACTATCTGCCGCTTCAGAACTACAGCCCGGCGAGCTTCTCGCGACGGATGCTGTTGAGCCATTCCACGAAGTAGCGATCCCACTGCCGGCGGTCGGTCTCAGGGATCTCCACCATCTTGCGCTGGGGCATCCCGTCCTCCCCCTGTTGGTGGCGGAGCGCATATTTCGGTGCCTTCGGGTCGTAGACCATCCGCCGCGGCGAGACGCTGACCGCGCTGCGGGCGATCATCGCGTCGCGGGTAGTGCCCTTGAAGACAAGGATCGGCTCCTCGCCCACCTGCTGGCGCTTCCACTCGGCGTAGCCGGGGCTCAGCTCCTTCCACTTCGAGCCATGCCCGAAGGTGCCCTCGGTGCGGAACTGTTCGAAGACATCCCGCAGAACGGCGTCGCCGACCTGTCCGAGCGGTTCACTGAGATCCTCGGCCTCCTTGGCCGCGGCCTCGAAGGCCCTCGCATACTGGACGTCGCCGGCGACGTCGAAGCGGACCGTCTGGAGCGGCATGACTACAGCTCCATGTCGCGGGTGAAGAACGGCGTCGCGGCGCTGCTGTTCGAGCCGAAGCCGCCGAGGGGCATCCCTGCCTGCACATCGCGCTCGGCGTCGAGCTCGACCGTGCCATCGGAGAGCATCTTCTGCGCCGATTCCCACATCTTCCGCGCCTCCTCGCGACGGTCGGAGTTCTTCGCCGCCATCTCAACGCGGTAGAAGCCGCCGATCGCGTTGTAGCCCTCCAGCGTCTTGAAGGCGAACGGCGCCGCGGTGGGGGAGACCGGCACGACATAGCCGCGCTCGCGCAAGATGCCGTCGAGGACGCCGGCTGTCTCTTCGAGGTACTGGACGACCTGGCCTTCGGTCACCTGGTCCTTGCCCGACGCGGCAGTGGCGACGATTGAGCGGCCGAGGTTCATCCCGCGAACGAGGTCGACAGTCGCGTAGGCCGACTGCGGGTAGTAGGTGCTGATTGTCGAGGCGCTCACGGAGCCCAGAGCGCCTTGTTGATTTGGACCGTCGGGTTCTGGTCATTGTCGAGGGTCTCAAGCGCAGGTGGAGTTGTGCCGCTGTCAACTATGACCTTCAACTGGACCTCGTAGAGGCCCTGGGCAGACTCGTGTCCATCGTCGTCGAGTTCGGTCGTGTCACCTTCCTGCCACGGGTATTCCCAGTTGAGTTTGGGCCCATCCGGCTCGTCGGGATTCGTGATCGGCGGGTTGATCGGTTTTGCTTCGCCCATGATGATCCGAGGGCTACCATCCGTTCTCTTCAGCACCGCTTCGAAGGACTCGAATTTCGTGAAGTCGAGAAGCCCTTGTGCGTCGGATGCCGAGCCGCGGACGGCCGGGAACGTGTCGCCAGTGTTTATCGTCAGGTCAGCCATCGAGGTCGAGCTCCGTTTTGTGGGCGGCGATCGTGAGTCGACTATCGGGCGCGGCGAGGGAGAGCCTCGCTGACCGGCTGGCGATGGTCAGCGTCGTCTGCCGACCCGCGATGGCCAGTGCGGTGTCGAGACTTGCGATGCCGAGTTCGACAGCCCGACCGGCGATCGTCATCGAGGTCTCGCGACCCTCGAGCTTCAGCTCGGTCGGAAGGTCGACGAAGGGAAGCACCGCGACGATGGCTTCGAGAGATGCCGAGAGCACGCCGCTTCCCGCGAGACTGGCTGCGAGCGCCAAGATCTGAGCGATTTCTCCGTTGAGTTCGCCTCGAGCCTCCAAGCTGGCGGCCATCGAAGCAAGCGCCATCAGCTCCCCACCCAAGACACCGCCGCCAGTCAGGGCGGCGGCCATCGACGCGAGCGCCCGTAGGTCACCGCTGAGCCCCCCTTGGCCGCTAAGTGCTGCCGCCATAGAGGCGATACCGCGCAGCTCGCCGGTGAGGATGCCCGTGCCGCTGAGCGATGCCCCCATGCTGCCTGCGGAGATCAGGGCGCCGGCGGCCGATCCGATCCCGGCGAGGGACGCTTCCATGTCGACGGGTCCGGATTCTTCTTTCGCCGCCGCTTCGAAAAGCGCTTTGACCTGAGCCCCGCTCAGCGCGCCAGGGAGAAGGAACGCCTCGTCGATTGTCCCGTCCAGGTGGTCGACGTTGTTGTAGGCCCCCCAGTACAGGAGTTCGTTGTTGGCGGTGACGTTGCCGGTCTTCGCGGCTTTCGTCAGTTCGACGCCATCGACGTAGAGGAAGACGTTGGTGCCGTCGTAGACGAAGGCGATGAAATAAGTCGTCCCCGTCGTGAGCGTTTTGGCGACTTTCGTGCTCGTGAAGCCACCTGATGTCCGCACCCCACAGGCCAGCCGCGTTGTCCCCGATTCGTTGCGGTAATCGATCGAGTAGGACTCGTTGGATCCGGCTGCGTTGGTCTTCGCGGCGATGGTGAAGAACTGCCCCGACGACGGCTGGGAGGTGAGCTTGACCCAGCAGCCCAGCGTGAACGAGGCATCGCTGATGTCCGTCGAGGCGCCGTCTGGGACCGTGATCCGCTGGCTCGAGGCTCGGAGCAGCGTGACCGCTTTGTCGGAGTCGGCCGACAGGAGTCCTTTGACCCCCAGCGTCGGACCGTTGACGTAGGTGCCGTTGGACCCTGCGACTGCGACTGCCGTGGATCCGCTCGCGTCGTTCAGGCGGAGCCAGGAGAGCGGCGAGAGGGCTGCGAGAGCTTCGCTCCAGGCTGACATGCCGTATGCCTAGACCAAGCTGAGTTTCAGTTTTTCGGCTTTGATCCGAGCGTCTTTTTCTTTGGTCAGTTTCTCTTTGGCCGTGAGTTCGCCATAGATGCGTGCATTGCCCGCTTCTTTCGCGTCCCAGACCGACACGTGAGAGATTTCCTCGGTCGCAGCCAGCCCCGCCCATTCGAGGACGTTTTCGTTCGTCCATTCCCCGGCGGCGAGTTCTTTCATCGTGATCTGAATCCGTTTGGATTCGGTCGCGACGTTCGAGGTGCAGGCTTTGCCGGGGTCGCCGGTATGGAGTTGCACCCACAGGGAGGTGGCTTTTGTCGGCGCTTCGTTCACCCACGCTTTGGCGAGGTTTTTCTTCTCGAAGTCGCTGAGCGGCATGCTGCCGACTATCTGACCGCGCTACGGCACGTTCATATGGCACTCGGCGCAGCCCACGGGGCGGCCACCGATCTCGGTCTCCCAAGGCTGGATCGAGAGCGAGCCGATCGCGTCGTCGACATGCCCGACCACGCCAGCGCCGCTGGCGTCGAGGCAGCAGGTGGTGATTCGGCCGTCGGCCAGGACCACAGCCCAGCCTGAGCGGAGGAACTCGCAGGTGACCGAGCCCTCGGGAATGGAGACCTCCCAGTCAAGCTGGCCAGCCCAGTCGAACGCAAGCGTGGCGAACGAGGCGTTGGTGGCGGCGAGCAGCCCGGCTTTCTGCGCTGCGTCGATCGCGCCCTTCGCCTTCTCGGGGCGGTGGAGGGAGATATAGATCTCCGGCTTGTACGGTGCGACTTCCTCAACGAGCTGCTCCGTCAGCAGTAGGCCGTTGGTCGAGAAGGTGATCGGGTTGCGAGGCAGGGCCTCGCGCGCGAGGCGGACGAAGTCAACGAAGTTGGGGTGCAGCAGGGCCTCACCGAGCCCGGTCAGCGCCAGCTCGCCCTGGGTGCCCTTGCGGTGGAAGTGCTGCGCCCATCCCAGTGCCCGCTCGAAGTTCGCCATGGAGATGTCCTCCTTGGCCCGGCCGCTCCCGCCGTCGGCGACCGGCTTATCGAGGTCCTTCGACGGGCAGTAGACACAGCGCAGGTTGCACTTCGAGCTGATCTCGATCTGGTGGATCGAGGTGATGGGGCGGGGGTACTGCATCAGTCCCGGCCGTACTCAAGATCAGCCTGGATCTCGCGTTCGAGCCGCTGGCGCTCCTGCGAGCGGAGCATCTCGGCGACGGCGAAGACGGTCGCGACGAAGTCCTTGAACGTCACGCCTCGACGACCTCGCCCTCGATCAGCCCGGCGACCTGGCGCGCGACCCCGCCCCAGCCGAGGTCGGCCGCTGCCTTGGGTCCTGCAATCTGCGCCCACTTCTGCGTCTCGGTGTTCCTCAGCCCGTCGACGATCTCGCGCACGAAGCCAGCGCGCCAGCGGTCGCTGAGCGGCCCGGAGTTCACCAGACGCCCGACCTTCACGGTTTCCGAGAGCGCGCCCCAGTCAGAGGCGACGACCACGCAGCCGGCAGCCTGCGCCTCCATGGCCCCGATGCAGCTGGTCTCGTGGAAGGGCTGTCCGTGCGGCGTTGCGTAGGAGGGGTGCGCCCAGACCAGCGAGGTCCGCATCAAGCGCGCCAACTCCTGCTGGGGCAACGAGCCGAGCGCCGAGGTGCCCTCGGTGGCTGCGGCAAGCTCGCGGATGCGCTCGCGGTGCGCGGCGACGGTCGCGTCCTTCTCGGCGATGCGATCGTAGACCTCCGAGTAGCAGTAGGCGAGCTCGGCGTCGGGCACCTGCTCGCGGATCTTCGGCCATAGCTCGAGCAGGATGTCGAGGCCGCGGTCGGGGGACGAGGTGTAGAGGACGCGCTTCTTACGCTCCGGCGTCTCCCCGGCGAAATACGAGTGCTCGATGCCGTTGCGGGTCTGGCGCAGGCGCCCGCGCAGGAAGGGGTACATCCCGCTGACGTGTTCCTCGTGCCAGCGCGAGAGGACGAGGACGTGATCGAAGGCCTCGGCCCGGGCGGCGGTGAGGCGGTCGCCGGCGTCGGTGTCGTGCATCCACAGCAGCCGCGATCGGGCGTTGATGTGGCGATCGCCGACCTCGGGAATGCGGGAGGCAATCACGGCCAAGCGACGCTCCATCGGGTCGAAGACGCTGTGGTGGCGATAGATCACGTCGCGGAAGGCGCACTGCTCGACCTCGCCGTAGACCGTCACCACGTAGCCGATCTCAGAGAGCTGCTGGGCCAACCGAATTGCCGCCGTCTCCGAGCCCCCGAGGCCGCGGCTCTCGATGTCGTGTGGCGACCATGTCTCCCAGCCGGGCCCGGCGTAGATGGCGATCTCACCGCGGCGCTCGATGGGCGTATAGGCGGCGGCGGTCACGCCGTCGTGTCCTACCACCATGTCGCGCAACTGCCCCCTGCGGCGGAGAAGATCGGCCAGGTCGACCGCGCGAAATACGCGGAGATGATGCGGGTTCTGGCCCGTGCCGAAGGTGCCATCGGGAGTCGAGATGTAGACGGCACCGTCCGGCTTGCACATGGTCTCCAGAGCCTCAAGTAGAGCTTGAGGCTCTGGGACGTGCTCGATCACCTCGAAGGCAATCACCGCGTCGTAGCTGCCCGGTTCAAACTGGACGTGGCTGGCAACGTCGAGGGCATCACCGACAGCGAACTCGCCAGCAAAGTCCTCATCAGCGAAGCGCCGGCGGGCGACCTCGACCGCGTCCGCGTTCAACTCGATGCCGTCGACCTGGACCTCATGGCCCTGCTCGCGGAGCCGCCGAGCAAGCCAGAGGGCGACGTAGCCGTCATGGGCGCCACAGTCGAGGATCTTCATCGCTGCGACCCCGCTCGCGGCATGTCCCCGCCGCAGTCGGTGCAGAGCCGCATCTGCTCACCCTCGGTCGGTTCTCGGAGCGCGGTGAACTTGTGCAACCCGCAGTTCTCACATGGCAGGTACCCGATTGCATTCGCCTCCGCTGCCGCCTCGCGCTCTGCTTTTGTCAGCGTCACGCCGCGGCCTCTTCGAGCTGCTCGGTGATGCCACCAAGCAGGAACGCACAACGGGGCAAGTAGCTACCAATCTCATCAACCTTCTCGTCCGGCGTGAAGTCCTCGGGCTTGCTACCGCCGCTCTCGTAGTGCTCGGCGTAGCTTGCTGGCTCCAGCAGCGGATAGACACGCTCGCGAAGCTGCGAGCGAAGGGCGACAACTTCGGCGTGGTCCTGGGCGAAGTGGGGAACGGTCTGCTCGAGCAGGATCAACGCCTTCAACTGCTCGTCGTGGTTGATCAGCTGGCGCGCAGCGGCGACGAAGGTCTGGGCGGTGGCGTCGCGCTGTCCCTGCGCGATCCATCCCTGACGAGCCTGCAGCAGGCCTTGGTGGTCGGGGACGACCGCGAGCAGCTCTTCGGCGACCTGCAATGCCTCCTCGATCCGGCCGAGCTGGGCGAGCGCGCTGGCGAGCACCATCCGCGGCAGCACCGTGTAGTCGAGCGGGTTGACGATCAGCATCGTCTGCGGCTGGCCGCGGCGCAGGACCTCGCTGGCCCACTCGATCGCCTTCGGCCACTCTCCGCGCTTGTGGTAGGCCTCGGCCAAAGTCAGGTAGGAGTCCGGCCACTGGGGCATCAGCCGCAACGCCTCCATCGCTGTGTCGATCGCCTCGTCGTGGCGGCCCTGGCGGATCCGCACGCTGCCGAGCTTGCGGTGGATCTGCGCGCGCTCCTCGTCCCAGCCGGTCTTCAGCGTCAGGTAGCGCTCGAACAGCTCGCCGGCGCGGTCGATCTCGTCCTTGATCAGCAGCTCGGTGCCGAGATAGCCAACCACGCGGGGGTCTTCCGGCGCCTCCTCGATCCACTTCTCAAGGATCCGCAGGTTGCGCTCGTTGGAGTCGCTCGGGTCTGGCGGGTGGTTGTGGACCCACTCGACGACGTCGGGAGAGACCATCGACTGGGTGCCATGGATCAGCTGGGACTCGTGGACCCGACCAACCCACTCACCGGCGCCGCGGCGCACGAGGCGCTCTCGGACGAGGTAGCAGGCGCAGTTGCCGTGATGGTCGCGCGCGTAGTCGTAGCCGCAGATGAAGCCCAGCACGTCGGGAGCGGCGTCGACAGCGAGCTGGCGCAGGTTCTGGGCGTTGCGCAGGACATCGTCGGCATCGGCCCAGCAGGTCCAGTCGGTACGCAGAAAGGAGTCGGCGTAGGCGCGCGCGGCCGCGAAGTCGTCGATCCAAGTGAAGCGGCAGACGTTGACGCCTAGCTCAAGGTCCTCCTCATGCTTGTCCGCCCAGGCTTCGAAGACGTCGATCGTCGCGTCCTCGGAGCCGGTGTCGACGAGGACGATCTGGTCGAAGGCACCCTCGATCGACTCCAGAAGGTTCGGAAGGGTCTTCTCCTCGTCGCGGACGATCAGTGCGAGACCAACAGTGGGTGCACTCACGCTGCGAGTCCTCCGCGCCGCAGCATCCGAACGCCACGGCCGCCGATGATCATGTCCTCCAGCCCCTCGTCGGCAACGCCGCGGTGCTTCAGCTCCGGCGCGATGTTCGTCTGCCCACGGCGGCGACGCTCCCAGTGGCAACGCGCTGCGCCCATCTTCTCGACCCGGGCGCGGCGTCGGGCAGCGCGCCGCTCTCGGCGGCGCTGCTTCTCGGCAGCGCTCATCTTGCGCTTGCGCTTCACGGCCACAGCTCCGCTTCCGGCTGCTCCAGGGCCTTCGCGAGTGCCGCCTGCCGATGGGGCGGTGGCACTAGGCCATGCTCGATCATCGATAGGTAGCTGACCGAGATCCTCGCATTGCCTGCGACATCGACCAGCCGCTCACCGCGAGATTGACGGGCGGCCTTCACGGGGTGGACCGGCGTTTCAGAACTTGGCATCGCGCCCGACTATCGGACGCGATTCGAATTTCAGAAGTCCCCTACGGATCAGGTGGGGCGAGAAGCGTCCTGTGAGGCTGCTGACGCAGCGTCGACGCCTTCGATGGCGTGCTGGCGGGTCTCGTAGCCCTCGCTCGAGCGATCGACCGTCTCGCCATTGCCGGCGACGAGGTGCCAGTACCACTTGCCGTCTCGCGTGCTCTGCCAGACGTCGTAGTGCGAAGCGCCCATGTCGGCGCTCAGGAGTCCGTGGAGGCGTCTGCGGCCTCAAGGGTGCGGACGAGGTCGTCCTTGGTCACGGCCCCTTTGGAGCCAGTGCCCTCGACCTGGATCTCGCGCTCTGCGACCAGCTTCTCGAGGTCGGCCTTGTCCTGCTCGGAGTAGTTGGTCACGGTCGCTTCGATGCTGGCGGTGTTGAGACCGCGCGACTCAAGCTCGGAGAGCAGATCCTCATCGGAGAAGTCCGCGAGGGTGACTGTCGGCACCGCGGCGTCCGACGTCGTGCCCGGCAGCGGCTCGGGGGAAGGCTTGGTGGTCGAGATGCGCCCTTCATCGAGCAGCTGCTTGCGGGTCGTCTCGTTCTCGATCGTAACCTCGTCGCCGCGCTCGTAGGCGAAGCCGTTGACGAGAAGTCCGTCGGTGACGTAGAGCTTGCGAGCCATCAGAGCACGTCCGCGATCTCGTAGGCGACGTCCGGCGCGGTCAGCTTCTCCTGGACCTTCTCCCAGGCGCGGATGTAGTCGACGGGTGGGTCAGCCGTGGCCCATTTGTCGATAGCGAAGTGGCCGCCACCGGTGGACTGGGACCGGCTGGTCCGCCCCTCGTTGGTCGCAGCGACCTGGCCGTACAGGCCCTTAAGAGTGGAGGGTTCCTCCAGCTCGTTGTCTTCGCCCCGCTTGAAGAGGATGACGTTGTCGGACCAGATGTTGGACAGGGAGCGCGCGGCGCCTTTGCGAGCCGTGTTGAACTTGGTGCCGTCGGCGATGACGACGTTCAGGCCGTGCAGCACTTTCGGCAGGATCGCCTCGCCTTTGGAAATGATCAGCTCGCCCGGGACGGTGTACTTGATGATTTCCCGAATCGCGGGGTCCAGCGCCATCGCGTAGGCGACGTCCCAGTTGATCAGCATCGAGTCGACGTGCTGGCCGGTAAAGTCGTAGACCGCCTTCCGAGCCCCCTTGATGTCCAGCTCGATAGTGGCTTCTTTTTCGCCCCACTTTTTGGTGACGCCGCCGCCGAGGGTTATCGCTCCACCGTTGGTCGTCTTGCGCAGCAGCACGGCAAGACGACGCTCGCGACGCAGCAGCATCCGCCCGAGGAGGAACTTGGTCTTCCGCGTTTCAAGCTTGAGCTCGTCGGCCGCCTGCTCGCGGTCTTCCGGCGTGATGGAGACCTTGAGCCTGTAGTTCTGCAGGAGGTAGCTTTCCATCGTGAAGCTGAGGTCGATCTCGGGCGTCTCGGCCCGGGCGTCAACCTTGCTCTCGACGTCGTCGCGCAGAAGGTCGTCGAGCGACCACACCGGGTACTGGCCGGCGTTCTTCTTCACGTCGATCTTCGGGACAAGCTGGTCGTAGATGAAACCCTGAGGCATGTAAGCGATCGCCAGGTTCGTCAGGATCGGGTCGATTACCTGAAGGCCCTGCGGGTCTCGAAGCTGAGTCATGGGCTATGCCCCTCCGCTCAGTGCTCGGGGGCGGACGTAGAGAGCGAAGTACTCGCCGGGCGCGGCCGGGGTAAGCGCGACGCCGACTGCGTTCCGGGCGACACCGGAGGCGGCGGCCACCGGGGCAAAGCCGCAGTTGGTGGAGGCGACTGCCACCTCGCCGCCGACACCCATCGAGGCAGCGGCGAGACCCTCAACGACGGCGCCGGTCTCGTAGACGGTGAGAGCTTCGCCGGGAAGGGCCGTGGCCACGCGGGTGTCAACGACGCCCGCGGCGAACTCGGAGCTGGTGGCGACGATCGGGATCACGCCGCGGTCGACGCCGCCGCCGAACTTGACGACCTCGCCCGGTCGGATCGCCGAGCCGGCGATCGCCGGGAAGCCTTTGTAGCGGTCGAGGGTCCCGGGCATCAGACCTTCTCCTCGGCGCGGACCTTGCGCAGCGCCTCTGCGTAGTCGCAGTCGTCCGCAGCCATGCGGGCTTCGACCTTCTCATTGAGCTCGAAGCGGTCCTCGTCGACGTTGTCGGGCGCCTCTTTACCGCTGCCGCCGTCACCGGAGCCACCGCGGCCGGAGGTGTTGGCGAGCTTCGGCAGCTTCTCGAGGATCTCGATGGTCTCCTCGGGCGCCTTGTCGTAAAGCTTTTGATAGGTCTCGCGCGTCTCATCCTTCGCGTCGACCCGGACCGCGTCGAGCGCCTTGGTGAAGGCGTCATCGAAGTCGCGCTGGTGCAGCTTGTCGGCGGCCTCCTTGCCGGCCTTGGAATCGGCCTGCAGAGCAGCGACGTCTTTGGCATCGAGAACGATCTTGCCCTCTGCCTTGGCCTTGTCCTCAAGGGATTCGGTCTCCGGCTCGGCTTTCGCCTTGATTGCGTCGAGGATCTCCTGCTCGGCGGCGTCCTCTTTGAGGTCGAGGGCCTTCGCGATGCCGGCGGTGCCGGTCCGGGCCTTCAGCGCTTCGAGGATTTGCTCCTCGGTAGCGGCCTCGTCGAGCCCCAGCAGTTTGGCGATCTCCTTCATGCACGGGCGACTATCGGACGCACCTGGCACGACGACGGAAGCGATGCGGTCGATGTCGATTGCGGCCATCGCCGGCGACTATCCGGCTACGCTGTGGTCATGGAGACCACTGAGATCCGCGCCTCGCTCGATCAGCTAAAGCCTGGCACCAAGATCCGGGTCAAGCTAGAAGACGGCACTGAAGTCGCCGGGGAGTACGGCGGCACCGAGGGCAACCAGGTCCATATCGAGGGCGCGGACGATGTCGCCGTCGACAAGGTCGAGACGTTCCTCATGGACGTGTCGACCGACGGACCCGAGTGAGCGCAAGCCGCGACACCGACTCCCGTAGTGCTAGGCAGATGCACCGGGCCATCGATGAGGTGCTGCCCACTCTGCGCTCGCTAGTTGGTGAACTCCGCTCTGACGACCAGACCATTCGAGCTGTGGCCCTGGAGAAAGTGGCGAGCCGGCTGGCCAACTCCCGGTCCTATGTGGCCCCACCAACGGCAGAGCAGTTTGAGGAGTTGAAGGACGCCCTTCCCAAGCCCCGAGCCGACCTGCCCGACTGAGGCTAGCCGGCGTTCGTCAGACCTCGGGCAGCGAAGAAGCGGTCAAAGACGTCGGCAATCGGCTCGAAGTCCGCGTCTGACCAGTAGACGTTCGAGTCGTCGCTCATCCGCTTCGCGATCTTCGCCAGCAGCACCTTGTTGCCTGAGCGCAGCGCGATGTACTGCTCGTAGCTGCGTGCGAGCAGCTCGGTGATCGACTCGCGGTAGCCGTCGCCTTCCGCGACGAGGTTTCGATAAGCGGTGCTGGTGGTCACGGCGTTGCGCCACTCGGTCATTGCCGGCGTCGAGGAGTACATCGTCTGGAAGCCGCCCCGCATGATCGCCTCGATCGGGGTGCCGTCGCCGAAGCCGTGGCTGTCGAGGGAGTGGCCGATCTCATGGACGGCGGATGGGAAGGGCGGGTCAAGGCGCAGCGCCTGGGCGCTCAGCTTGATCTGCTCGTCGTGCCAGTTGCCTTCGACATCTAGGCCGCCGCCCCACTGGCCCAATCGCTTGCCCTTCCCGCTATCAAGAGTAGGCCGGATCTTGATCGGCACCACTGGCATCGAGGCCGGTATCCGGTGCACCTTGTCGATCGCCGCGAGCTGGTCGGCGATCAGGGCTTGCATCTGTGGCGAGCCGCCATCAACCTCATAGTGCTCAGCTGCCAGCCCGCCCGGGCCCTCCGGTGGCGCCAGGGGTGGCTCGGGCGGAGCGGGGCCGCCGCCATAGCCCGGCGCCTCCTCCTCGAGCTCGTAGAACTCCATGCACCTGCAGCGTCCACCGCCGTAGCAATCTTGGTTGGGCGGGATGTGCTCGATACGGACCGGGTCATCGAGCTTACGAAGGACATCGTCGTCGGCGAGCGCGCACTGATCGCAGCGGGTGCGGTCGAGGATGGATGTGTAGCGGGCGCCCTCGATCTCATCGCTCTGGATAGAGGCTTGATCCTGGCGGCCTTCGTTCAGCGCGCCGGCGGCGTGTAGCTGAGCCTCGGCGCGCAGTCCGGCCGCAGCCTCTGCCTCGCCGGCCTTCTGCGCGGCCGCGCGACCGCCCGGTCCGTTCAGCACGGTGTGAGAGACCTTCTGCCAGATCCGGTTGCCGATCGACTGTGCCCCCAGCCTTGCCCGCGCCATCAGCCGCTTGCGCGCCTCAGACTCCTCATCGGCCCCCGCGGCGTCCCTGGTGCCGGGGCGCTGTGCGTTCAGCTCGTCGACGACTGTGGAGCGGCCGGTGCGATACAGCCGTGCCAGCTCGGCATAGATCGCCTTCTGAAGCCCCTCGTCGGCTTTCGGGGTGAGGGTCTTGCCGGCAAGTGCGGCGTCAGCCATCTCGGAAGCAATGCGACGGGCGTCATCACCGCCAGCGGCTTCGAAGCGGGAGCGGGCGTTGTCAATCGCCGTTTCGATCTCGTCGAGCGACATGAGTTCCTCCCACCAGCGCATCTCCCGTTCGTCGCGTAGGACCTGGTCCTCGTCGGCCTTCGGTTTCGGCTCGGGTTTGGAGGCCGTGGCGGGTTTGGGTGGTGCTGGCGACGGCTGGGGGCGGGGATCACCTGGCACTGAAGCCGGCGCGGGAGGCGATTCGGCAGCCTTCTGCGCAAGCGCGCGTGCTTCCTCGGAGGCTTTCTTGCGCTCTTCTCGGGCCTCGGCGTCTGCCGGCGGGAGGTCAGCGCGCTTGCGCAGGAAGTCCTCAAGCTCGTCGTCTGGATGGACGGCTTCCCGTTCGACCAGTTTCCCTACGTATTCGGCGAGCTCGGTCAGCGAAGTCGAGTCGACCAACGACATCTTCAGCTTGGGCGGCTCCTCCACATCGAAGTTGAGGGCGGCGAAGCGCGTGGCAAGGTCTTCGAGTGGACCTTCGACTTCCCCCGCCAGCGCCTCGCAGGCGGCGAGGAACGGGTTTTCCTGCGAGTCGGCAGTGGCACGAGCGCCGCTGGCTCCCTGACCCTGGCCGAGGCGCATGAAGTCCTCGATGAAGGAGCCAGCGATCTTGTCGGAGTGGTATTCGAGCGAGGGCTGCACCGAGACATTCGCTTGGCCTTTCTCGATGCCGAGGATCTCGATTCGCCAGCCCTTGGCAGCGGCCAGCTCTTTCAGATCCTGCGCGTGCGGGCCTGGCGCGATGATGAACCCCTGCTCGGAGGCGCGGATGCCACCGAGGATGTCTTCCATCTCTTTCAGCTGCTCCGGCGACGCGTTGTCGGGCGGGTAACAGATCGGGATGCCCATTGCCTGGCGCTCGGCCTTGATCACGTCGATCCGTTCGAGCTTGTCCTTGAGGAACCAGGGCTTGTAGGTGGCACGCAGCAGCGAATTGCCCTCCCAGTTGTCGCCCTCGGCACCAAGCCTGTAATAGAGGAGGTCCTCCAGCGGGAGATCAACTTGGCCACCGATCGGCAGCTGCTGCTTGAGTTCGACTAGCTCGCCGGTCCCGGGGTCGGGGATGAAGCGTTCGATCGACCTGGGCAGCTTCAGCTGCAGCGTGCGCGGGACAATCAGATCCTTGCCATCGCGCTTGACGTGCTCCCAGATTTCTTCGAATGGGGTAAAGCCTGAGCGCACGAGCACCGGCAGCAGTTCAGCGAGGTGTCCGCCGAATCCGGGGCGCATGTTGGAGAAGAGCGCCCACTCGAACGCTTCGGCGACCTCGCGATCCTTGTCCTCGGCCTCATCGCCACCGTAAGGCTCGACACCCCAGGTGCCGCCGATGATTGGATTGACCACCATCCGCACCGCCCGGCGCACATCCGGGTCGGTCCGATACATCCGGTCGTACTTCTTGAGCCCGTGGGGGTGGCGAAGCTCGAAGTTCTCCTCTTCGATCTCCTGGTAGCCCCCGTAGTTGGCACGGCCGGAGCCGCCGCGAGGCTTAGTCGGCGGCGGAGCAGCGCTGCGGAATCGATCAAGGAATCCCATCGCCGCCGACTATCGGGCGGCACCGGATTTCAGAACTCGGCGGCTGCGCTCTCGCGAAGGCGACGCTTTCGATCAACCCAGCTCCGGGCGATAGCCTCTCTTTGTCGCTCATATCCTTCGGGGCTGACGTTGATCCTCTGCGCCCTATCCCAGCGCCGCAGCATGGCCTCCGCGATCTCTCCTGGGGCCACGGTGTAGGTGCCCGTTTCGACTTCGAGCTTGAGCTTGGCCAGCTTCGCCGCGTGGGACACGCAGACGAATATCTGGCGTCGATGTCTAAGTCAGCGCCCGTGCCCCAGCATTGCCGCGGTCTCGTAAACCCGAGCGTCAAGCTCGGCGAGCTTGACGTCTATCTCCTCGAGGGTAAGGCCGTCGCTGCACATCCCCCGGATCGTCTGAAGGGTTCCGTGGACAGGGCCGAGTAGCTGAACCACTGCCTTGGCCTTGTCGCCCTTCTCCTGCGCGATCCTCAGCTTCAGGAAGGCGATCCGCACATTTCTGACCGAGCAGCGGCGCCTCAAGTTGCCTCCGCCAGCACTCGAACCAAGCGCCCCGCAATGTTCGGGATCACCTGCATCTCCTGCTTGTGGTCGTGGCGTATCCGCTCAAGCGTCTCGACCAGCTCCTCGCGCCGGAATGCGATGAAGCCGCGGCTGTCAGGCGGGCTATGCCGGACAAGCTCAGTCAGCATCGCGAGCTGCGTGTCAGCAGGCGTCGATTGGGGAGGTGATGGCTGCTCCACTTACTAAAGGTTAGCCGCACGGCGGACGACTCCTGCCTACAACGGTGCACTGGCAAGGCCACCGGCAATAGTGCTCCCGCGCTCTCGTTGCCGGCGGGGCTCGGCAATCTCGACGTTTGGCAGATCTCTCGCTGCGTAGGCGATCGTGTCGACCTGGTCATCGTGCTCGCCGGCGGGGAAAGCCAGCATCTCGGCCTCGAGATCACCGAGCCACTCTGCCCCACGCAGGTGGTAGACCTTCCCACCGCGGTAGAGCGCGCCGGCGGCCGAGGCGCGGGTCACCTTGTCTTTGTCGGGGAAGACCGGCTCAGCAGGGAAGCCGCGGCGGAGCATTTCCTGAATCAGCGTCGACTGGTAGCCGATCGACTCGACCTTGACTGCACCGCCTGCGTGGTGGTCCTCGAAGAACTCAGGCTGCTCGGGCCCGGCGATACGGTCGCGGATGACATTCCGCACCAGGAGGTCGCGCTTCGGCGTGACCCAGACCTCGGTCATCACCGTGTAGTCGGCGGTCTGTTTCTCCGAAGCCGCAAGGTCGACGTACTGGACCTTGCGGCAGTAGTCGAGCCCGAAGCTCTCGACCTCGCCGCCGGGCCGATGCAGCGTCACCAGGTCGCCATCGATCGTGAAGTAGTGGAAGTACTTGCGGGCGAAGATGCCGCCCTCATCCGGCGTGGGGCTGCCCTGGTACATGGCGGTGAACCAGTAGGGGCCGAGCACCTTTCGCGTGTGCTCCAGCCAGTCAGCTGAGTAACGCTCCGGCCAGAGCGCCTCGCCGGGCTCGCGGCCGAGTGGGTCGTCGTCCAGGGCAAGTGCCGGCAGGCGGATCTCGCGCACGGGATCGCCACCGTCATCTGACGCGGCGAGCATGCGGCCGGCGATGTCGTCCTGGTGCCAACGGGTCAGCAGCACGATCACCACAGCACCGGGCTCTAGCCGTGTGCGCGCCGTCGACAGCCACCACTCCCAATGCTTCTCGCGGATCACTTCGGACATCGCCTGCTCGGCGTTCTTGATCGGATCGTCGATGATCAGCAGGTGGGCGCCCTTGCCGGTGATGGGTCCACCGACGCCGGCAGTGACCATCCCGCCGCGGTGGCCCTCCAGGCCCCAGCGCTTGGCCGCTCTGGAAGACGCATCGAGCTTGACCCCGTAGAGGTCAGGGCCATGCTCCTCGAGCAGGGACCGCGCCTTCAGCCCCCAAGAGGAGGCGAAATCGGCCTCGTAAGAGCAGAGGATGACGTGGCGCTCGGGGAAGGTGCCGATGAACCAGGCAGGCGTGTATTCGGAGACCTCCGTCGACTTGCCGTGACGGGGGCCAAGCTCGATGAGGAGGATCTCGGGCCGGTCGTCGACCTCTTTTCCTGCAGCTGCTCGGCGCTGGCGCTCGTGGGCCCGGGCGACCGCCTCCATGATCTCTCTGTCGATCAGGCGGATGTGTGGCGGGAAGGCATAGCGACGAACAGCGCCCTGGTCGGCGAGCCGCTCATCGACGGCGATCGCCAGGCCGGCCGGGCTAGCCCTCGCGAGCGTCGGCAACGGCACTGACGAGCCCATGCAGCGCCTCCCTCACGGTGGGGTCGGAGAAATCGAGCTCGGTCTTGACTGGTCCGCCGTCCTCACCGGCGAGCTCAAGCGGCTGCCGCGGCTTTCCGTAGACGTAGGAGAGGACAAGCTTGAGCGCCTTCATCCCAAGCTCTGGATCGTCGACGTAGACGATCTCGTGGGCGCCCTCGGCCGTGTTCCACGTCTTGATCGGCTTGCCAGCACCAAGCGCAGCCTCGATTGGCGCCAGGTAGCGCTCGATGTCCTCCTCGATCCGGCGGCGCATCTCCTCGTGGGGACGGGGAAGCCGGGGGCGGCCACCGAGCTTGCCAGCCTCCCCCGCCTGCTCCGGTGATCCAAACCGGGGCGAATCGGGATCAAGCGGGTGGGCGCCGCAGCGCTTGGTGCCCTTCAACGGGGGCGCCTTGCAGCGCTTGCCGGTCGCCTTGGACTTGCCAGTACAGCGGGGTGGTTTCTTCCCGGTCGCCATCGACGGCGACTATCCGGCGCGATTTCAGAAGCGGGGCACAGGCAGAAGCGGGTCGCGCGCCGCTCGCTTACGCGAGCTTGTGCCCGACCCGCTTAAGGCGCTCGAACGCCGCCCGCACTTCCGCCGGCGATGCTCCCGTGATGACGGCGATCTCCGCGCGCGAGTGATGCAGCGCGGCGAGCGTCCCAACCTTGGTGGCGAGTTCGACTTCGGCCCGCGCATCAGCGGCGAGCGCGGCGGTCAGCTCACGCAGGAAGTGGGACCGGGGCCTGGTGCGCGGTGGGCCGGATGTGCGTCTCGGCGCCGGCTCGGCCAGCACCCGAGACGGACGAACTGCCGGCGGTGAGGAACTGGTCGAGTGAGATCGGCGTGTCGCGGTAGACCCATCGCCGTTTGCCGTCCTCACCGACGACCCGGACGTGCTCCGGGTGTCGGGAGTGCCAGGCATCGCCGAGGCGGCGAGGGAGGAACTGCGCGGCGAAGCCGCTGAACCGCCCTGCTTGCGCGTAGCCCGGTCGGTGCGGTTCGAACGTGGCGGCGAGGCCATAGAGGATGCAGATGCCATCTGCGACTAGCTCTTCCTTCTCGTGTTCGGAGGGTTGGATGCCCGAGCGCTCGATCGTCGCGCACACGAAACCTTCGACGTCGTCGATGTCGTGTAGCTGGACCGTCGTCGGGAGCAAATCGTAAGCCCTACGCTAGTCCCTGGCCGGTGAGGTGAAGTTGGCCGGGGAATGATTTGCAGCGAGGCATCGTCGTCGAGTATCAGCCAGATGCTGCGAGCAGCCGTACTCACTTCTTGGATTTCCGGCACCGCCGGGCGCGATCGTTCAACGGCGCTGCTGAATCTTGCGGGCGAGATCGGCCTCGAAGATGTGGGTGTAGACGACGGTCGTGCGAATGTCGGCGTGGCGGAGCAACTGCTGAACCTCCCGCACGTTGAAGCCCTCGCGCAGCAGCTCGGTCGCGTAGGTGTGGCGCAGCATGTGCGGATGCACCGGTCGCTCAATGCCGGCGCGGCGCGCGTATCGGCCCGTCATTTCCCAGACGTACTTCCGGGAGACCTTCCCGCCCTTCAGTGTGGTGAAGAGCCGCGGTTTGCGCGCCGCGTATTTCCGGCGAACGACGATCCAGTTGCGCAGCAGCTCGGTGGCCTGATCATCGAGATAGACGAACGCCTCGCGGCCGCCCTTCGCCACCTCGGGGCGGAGATGGATCTGCCCATCGTCGAGGCGAACGTCGCGGAGATGGATGCCGATGGTCTCGCTGACCCGCAACCCGCACCGGTACATCAGCGTCAGCATGCAGAGGTTCCGCAGGCCGGTCGGCGCCGCTCGATTCGGCCTCGCGAAGAGCGCCTCGAGCTCAGTCGAGGAGAGCGTCTTCGGCAGCTTGCGGACAGCCATACAGCGGACTATCCGCGCGACCGCTCAGCACCGGGCCGGCGCCCATATAGAGGGGACATTTCGCACCGAATGGGGTGTCTACGGGGGCGGCGGGTGGCGGCGACGGCGAAATGTCCCCTCTATGTATTGGGCCGATCAGAAGTCTTCGGCCAAGAGAAGAGTGCCGCCAGAAGCGCTGACGGCGTAGAAAAGGCGACCACCCGAAGTTCGCCTTCGGCGGCGTTCAGCCAGCCCTCTATTCACCAAAACGACGAGACACTCAGCCGCCCAAGCGTAGGGCCTGTCTATCTCATCTGCGACTCGGTCAATCGTGACCCAGCCATCGCCGCCGTCCTCCTGGTCGTCGTAACTAGCAGCGTCGAGAGCCTTCAGCGCCGCAACTTCTCTGTCCGTCACACCCGCCTCTTCTTCGGGTGCAGCTGCAGCGGCGTCAGGGGCGCCGCGTTCTGCCGCCGCCCCTTGTGCCGATGCTGACCTTGGTGGTTGAACTTCCGCGGATTGCGGTGGCGGCGGGGCATCACCGACCCGCCACCGGCTGAACGATTGGGATGCCGCTCTGCCCGACCGGGATGAACTCGATGGTGTTGGAGGGCGACTGCGCGATGTCCTCCAACGCCTGGACGTACTCGTGCTGGACGTAGAGCGGCGTCAGCGACTTGTTGATCTCGACCTGCGCCTTCTTGAGGCCGACCGATTCGGCGACCTTCTTTTCCGCCTCGGCTTCCGTGGCCTTGACCTGTGCCCGGTTGACCTTGGCTTCTTCGGCCGCCTTTTCGATTTCGATGTGCGCGACCTTGACGTTGTTGCTCGCCTCCTGCCGCGTCTGGTACCGGTTGTAGGCAGCACAGCCGGGGCCGAGGGCACCGACGATCAGGGCCAGGAACACGATGCAGCCAATGGTCAGCGCGACGACGCGACCGGCGTTAATGCTGGATTGGTTCATTGGTTCTCCTCCTGGTTGTGGGTCACGTGGTGAAGCTCCGAAGCTCAGCGTCGAGTCGGGTCAGCTTGTTTTTGAGGTCGCGGTCCTGGGCGCGCATCCGTCGCAGCCGCGCCTTCGCGTTGCGCTCCTCGCGGTGCAGGTCGTCCACCCGGTGCTGCGCCAGCCGGGCCTCGCGTTCGGCGGCCTCGCGTGCCTTCGAGTACCGATCGAAGTCGGCGGCCAACATCTGGAGGCTGTCGATCGGGTCAACGACCTCGCCGCAGCTCTTGCAGACCACGCGCCGATGGTTCGGGTCAACCTCGATCTCGCGGTGCTTGCACTCACGAGATCGCGGCGTCAACGGGTCCCGCGGCTTCGCTGTCACCGGCGCATCCCGGTCGCCGGTCTTCGAGAACAGCGGGACGACTTTCGCGCCGTCGCTCACCGCGACTGCCGCTCCTGCACAACCCATGCGATCAGCGCCGCGGTGACCAGCAACGCGCCAATGACGCCCTCGCTCAGCGTGAAGCTGCCGCGACCATCCGAGGCATCGCTGAGCAGCAGTACTCCGACGATGCCAGCGATCCAGATCAT